AAGCCAATAAGGGGACTCGAACCCCTGCACAAAGCATCAACTTTTCAGTGTTTATGCGGTTTGTAGCGTTTTTACTTTGATTACGTTTGATTACTTTTTTCAAAATAGTAATCAAACGACTAACTTGTTCGTGCTTTGAAGTCTGGTATACTACTCAAAATATCTGACTTTTTCTCGATAGATCTGCGGTTTCTGTGGTAGTGTTCCTCTGTAGTTCCTAGGCTTGCGTGCCCCATCTGTCCGAGGATCAACCGCTCGTCAATATTGTTGTCAAGAAGGATGGTTCCGTATGTCTTTCGGATCTTATGTGGAGACTTTCGATAGATTCCTAACTTATCGCACAATCTCTGTAATCGCATTCTTACACAATTCGCATTCAAGCGCTCTCCATTTTCTTTAATGAACACAAATTCTTCAAATGGATTCGTTTTTCTGATCCTATCACACAACCACTCGTAGTCCTTTGGGATGATAATTGTTCTTGCCCCAGCTCTCGTCTTTGGGAAATCCTTTATCGCAACCGTATATTTTGCATCATCCTCTCCACGATACCTTGTTTCGGTTCGCCGAACCTTGACCGTATTACCGTCAAAATCATCATGTTTTAGGCACACAACCTCTCCGATTCTCATTCCGGTCACGAACATTAGAAGTATTGCTATGTTTGATAAATCAAGGTTGCATTCCAAATATTTAATCATAATATCAGTTTCATTCTCGTCAAAAACCTCTTCGTAATCTTCCTTGATCGTTCGTTTGAAATCGGAATCAGATGTATCAAGCTCCTCAAACAATTCTTCAACATTAAAATCAATCAACTTCCGCTTTTTGGCTCGTTTCAGAAACCCTTTGGTTATCCCTTTTAGTCCGGAAAACGCCTTTGCCGTCAAGTTAAACTTCGGAATCTGTTCTTCAAGGAAATCTCCCCATTCATCTTCCGCTATTGATTTTATGTGCCTTTTACCCATTTGTTTAAAGTGCCTTTGATAAAAGTTGCGATTCCTTTGGTGCGTTGCATTTCCAATCTTGTTCAGTGCCAACCGCCTGTCGTTCCACTCTTCAAACACTTCATCAATGGTTGGATTTTCTTCTTGAATCTGTAAATAATCGATAACCTCATTTTCAATATCGACCCTATCTTTTTTCTTAAGTAGCCTTCTCCCTTTCTCCTTGCATGGAATATAGGTTCTCCAATACCCATCTTTCCCTTCCCATATATCATATGGGTGTTTCTTTAGTATCTTTTCTCTTTTGTTCATTTCAACTTGTTCTTGCACAAGTGCTATGTCGAGAATACCATTTTCGACGGCATATTTCAATAACTCGTTTTCCTGCAATTCATCAAATTATCCTTTCAATTTTGTCTTTTATCGCACGAACGCGATACTCTATCGTTCTTAGTGATAGATTTTCTTTTGTGGATATTTGCTTTTGTGAAAAACCACGGCAGAGAAGAGAGAAAATCCTCTCCTCTTCTTCCGTGAAATTGGCATTTTCTTTTATTTGTTCAAGTTCTGGCTTAATGAATTTTGTAAATTTCATAAGCCATTTCTCCTTATTTTATTGGTTGATATTTATATGTTTTCAATATTAAAAACATAAGAATAATTGATAAAATCTATAAAACTATTGTTGACTCCATATTTCCTTATCAAGAATATATTGTCTGATAAATCTATCTGCGTATTGTGGATGTATCATTGACCTTGCTGTTTTTGCATTTTCTGCCCCTGTTTTTGCATAATGCTCTTTTTTCATTGTTCTTATAGCGTCCTTACATTCGATAGCGTTATAACTAATTGGCTCAAAAATAAGATTGTTCTGTGGCTCGCAATTCAAAAACCAATATTGCGTAGGCTTTTTAAAGTAATCTCCGCTATCTCTCCTGTCTCTATCAATTACTGCCGGGGAATAACACCAATACCGCCTTAAAAAATGCTCTTCTGAATAAGGGTTCTCCATTACCAGCTTTAATCCTTTTCTCATGCAAATAATAAACAATTTGTTTACCAAATCATACATAAGTGAAACTTCTTTAAGCAAATTCATATCAAATTCGCATTTTTCTTCCAAAGACCATTTTTTCTGACTTGTCGACTGCCCTCTGAACCACAGCATTATCTGATTTTCAAACCTTATGCAAGGGAAAAATGCAAATATCAAATCATCTGGACTTATCCTATCGAATAAACTCGGTTCGTCTTGATACCCCCCCTCTATCTCTTTAAAAAGGTCGGTAACATAGTCGGTTTCGTTAAATTCATTCTGAATATCATAGTCGTAGGCTTCAATTCCATACTTCTTGAAAGCATTCTTGAATGTTCCTGACTGTTCAAATAAACAATGTACTTTCATTCTAAATCTACCAAAAGGAAACCTCGGTTTTATGTGCGCACAACCTATTCCTTTCTTTGATTTTTAGTTAGTTATCTTCTTTTTTCTTAAAATCTTCACAAGACACATCAAGCAAGCAACCTACATAGTTAATGGCAACAAGCCCACTATTTTTCCTATAACTGTAAGAATTTTTGCAAACATTACAAAAATCTTTGCCAACATTTGCCTTGCAACTTGTCTTTTTATCCTCTAACTTTTTCCCGATACTCTCGTTTATCCTTTTGAGTTCCTCGACCTTTTTCTGCGATTCCTCAAAATCTTCAATGAGTTTATTGTATTTCTTCTTGCTTAAAATCTTCATTCTGTATCACCCTTTCTTTTTCTTCTTAGACTTAAACTTAAAAACATCATTTTTCTGCCGGCTTACCATGCTACGATAGCCGTTCATTTTACTGGCTCTGCTCTTTCCCATCTACTCCACCGCCTTTCACGATTGTAATTGCGTCATCCATTGCCCTGTTCCATTCCAAATCTTCATCAGTTCGTACGACTCTGAACTTGTCGTTTAACTGCGCCACAACCTTGTCCACATCGTAGGCGGTCGGCTGTGCATCTATCACGCTCGCCAATGTTGCCAAACTTACTCTCCTAAAATCATCATCAGATTTACTCGCATTCATGCAATATTCTTTTAGTGCGTCTGCATCAATCAGTCCCATCGTTTTTTATCTCCTCTTTTCAAATAATCAAAAATCTCATGTCCAATCATCGCTACAACTGACAGAATGCAAAAAAGTTTAACTCCAAATTCTGTCAGAATATCTAACCTAACGGCTATAAGTATTAGTAGAAAGAAATTTATGTACGATTGAAACATCATTCTTCATCACTCCAATCTAATAACTGCCCACACTTCCAACAATGCCCTCTTTTAATTGCATTGACTGCATAATCTGTTGTGGCATGACACGCTGGACACTCCACATTTGCATTATCATTATCGTCTACTTGTGATATGTGATAAGGATTCTTCGGAATTTGTTTTTCAAGTGCCTGTATTGCAAGTTTAGACGCTTCTCTTGATATGTTACTTCCAAATGGCATATCCATATTCTGCTGAAATTCTTTAATTGCTTCACTCTCCTTCATATTATTCCTCACTTTCCAACAATTCCGGGTTGTCGAATTTGTTGCCGATAACTTCATATTCGGTATCATATTCAAGCCTATGCTTATAATATTTTTCGTTAGGAATTGTACATATAATTTCAAAATCCCTAAATGTTATAAGCGTATTCACCTTGCTATTATTTATTTTTACAACATCATTCTCCCAAATCAGATCGCCGTTCTTGTCCTTAAGTCCGGCGCACTGGCAGATGGTGGATTTCGAGACCTCAACGGATGTACTCAGCAAATTATCTATGTGTATTGGCTGTCCTGTATTGTGATGCGGCAAGATATACGAAACATCATTTACAAGAAATGGAAATCCTTCCGCCCACTCTCCGTTATCAATTCGCTTTGCTTTGAATAAATATCTATCTTCCATCGCTCTCTCCTATTCTGCTTCTGATCGAAGCCATTCCATACAACTAGCTTCTCCCTCGTATTCTTCGCCGAACGTGTTCTTAAAAGTTATAAGAAACTCTGCTAACTTTCCATCTGACATATTCCTTATCCTGTCGGCATGGGTCGCTTTCGCATCAACAAGTTCAAAACACTCATTACGCCATTTCAATACATTATCAATATTGAATGAACTGTAACCTACATGGTAATAATCTTCGCCGACTTTTTTGTACTTGATTTCGTAATATGGCTTGTTGTCTATCATCCTTACGATAATTTCAAGAGATGTAACTTTGTTTTTTGTATCATCATTTTCTGAAACTTTGCTATCACATCCACAACAAAGCTTATTATCTATTGAATTGCTGTTGCGCTGGCAGTTGCAAGTGTGTGCTTTTTCTTTTGTGGCTAAGTCAAGGTAATATTTCAAATCTTTTATCAAACTGATAGTTCCGTAGAGTTGTTTTCCCTCAAGCATTCCAACAACTTCTGATATTCTTCTATCAAAATCACGCTTGTTTACACTTTCAAGAATCTTACTCATTTTCTCCACCTCTCAATTCTTTCAGTTTTGCTTCTGCTTCCTCGTATGAAAGAAAAACAGTTTTGCCTATCTCACTTACCGGAATACAAAATGGCTCATCGTTATTAAAAAGTCGAACCGGTAATGCTTGTGACGCGTAAATGTATGTTTCATCTCCATCATACCCAAAATAACGAACTCTCCTCATGCTGATAATATCTTCCGGTGTCTCTCCGGCTTCTAATCTGCATTCTACACATTCGCGATAAAATTCATAGATTTTATCTCCTTTGTTACATGGGAAAATAATCATTCTGCCCTGTTTCTCTGCATCCTCGTAATCCGCTAACTTCTCCATTGCGCAATAACCTTCTTCGCAGTTGGAATAATATGAATTAGGTTTTTCGCCATAGCACGAATACAAGGTTTTTAAGGATTCTTTCTCGTAATTCTCTTTTACCAAGATTCCAACCGCTGTTCGCTCTGTTAATCTCTCCATGCCTATTCCTCACTTTCTGCCAGCTTCGCATATTTCCAACTTTCAATATCTGAGTCACCTTCTGCGCTCCATGATGTTGCTCCATGATACCAAGTGAACACCGTTCCGTTTTTGATTTTTGCAAAATGTCTTCTAGTCCATTCGCGATTTTCATAATCTCTTACCAAAATCGGCGTATCGACTGCAACCTTGCTCCAATCAACAGGTGGCTCGATATATTCGCTGTTCGCCCATTTTTCGACCATATCATTGCAATACCCTTTTCCATTCGGGTTAAAAGCGCAGTCCGAACATTTCAATTCTTTGCAACCAACTATCACATTGTCAGACTTTCTCATTGCCACATTATCACCTGTGCAAGCAATATCTAAAATCTCTTTAGCGTATTTTTCTTTATTCTTCATATTAAATCTCCAAATCACATACAAACTTAATCTCATCAGCTAACGTTTCAGCTATCATCGGTACATCCAACTGAAACTGCTTGTAATTAGCTAACGTATCAATGTAGTCGATGAATTTGTCCGTGAAATACTGCAACTGTTTCGCTGTTATCTTAAACTCCTTTTTCAGAATCGTAAGTGTCAGTGCAAAATAGTTAAACAGTGACGCGCTGGAAAGTCTGTAGGCTTCACGCTCGATACAAAATCCTTTCTTGGCATATAAGACCATTAACTGCCTCTGCGGAATCTGTTCAACTTCTGCCTTGATGTCAATGCCGTATTTGTCTTTCAGGTAAACAGCCAAGTCCTTTCCGGTATTTCCACCGGATGCTGCTTCATCTAAGTAGGATTTCAAAAAATCCTGCAACCGGATGATTCTTGCCTGTCCGAAACCGAATTTGTCATGCAAAATTATGTACCCAATCACGACAAACTCTTTGTATGATTTTTCTATAACCCTATCCGCATTTCTCTTTTCAAAATCATTTCGACCGATAATCCGCATTTCCTGTTTTGTGTAAAATGTTGGCTTTTTATTCCGTCTCAACGCATTGCTCATTTCTTTGATTTCTCCTTTCTGTATGTGATTTCCAACCATGCAAAATGACTCAATACAAGCTGTCTTGCACGCTCTTCAATCTCCATTCCTTTGTATTTGTTTATCAATGATTCTCCGGCTTTTACAACTTCATCCCACCAAGAATCAGTGTTGTCCGGTGAATAGTATTTCTGAATGAATTGCCAATAATCCATAAATACTTGCCATTCTTCCGAACCATTTTCGATCTTTGCACTTGCCATAGCCACTACCTCTAAAACGGACAATCGCCATTGTATGGCTTGAATCCGTCCCCACGTTCTTTCTTTTTGATTTCCGCAACAACATCATCAATCGGTTTTTCGATTTCAACAAACTTCATGTGATCTCCATCAAACTCCATTGCTTCACGCATTGTCATTCCCTGCCTGTTCTTCTCGATTTTTACACCCTTGGCTCCCTTGTCATTGTCTGACAGATTCCACAGCATAATTATGTTTGACGCATCCTGTTCGATTGCCCCGGATTCCCTCAACTCTGCCATGGTAGGTTCTTTTGTGTCTCTGCTTTCAGATGCTCTTGTTATCTGCGAAAGTGCTATTACATGTGTATTCAAGTCTCTTGCAACCGATTTTAAACCTCTTGAAATTGATGCTACTTCTTCATTTCTTCCGGAATATCTGTTATCCGGCATAAGCAATTGCAGATAGTCAACAACGATAACATCAAAGTTTTGGTGTCTGCATTCTGACTTTATCTCTCTTGGAGATACGGTCCCGGATGCAATCCATAATTGATAATCACTCATTTCTTCATTTGCTTGGTTAAATTTTTCCTGCTCATCGCCAAGAAACGCTTTTGCCCTTCTGATTCTCGTTAAGCCGATTTCCGCAAGTCTTGAAATAAATCTCTCATACACCTGTTTATCGCTCATCTCCAAATTGAAATATGCGACCTTAAGTCTCCTTTTTGCCATATTCCCAATAATCTGCGTTGTGAGTGCGGATTTTCCAACTGCCGGTCTTGCGGCAATTACTGTTACATCACCGCGTTCAAGGTCTCCAAGTGCATCATCAAGTTGAGATAACCCGATTTTTATACCGCCCTCTCCAACACTTTCGTTGAAATATTTGTCTTTATTCTCAACTGAAATCTGCTTAATTGGCTTTAGTTTTACTTCCTTTCCCTCTTGCAAATGTTCAAGTCTCGTAAGAAGATCGCTGATTGTATCATCAATGTCGCATGGTTTTAAACTAGATTTCTGATACATGTCACGAACCGTTCTTGCCTTGTATTCTTTCGCAACCGCATCGGCATAGCTTTTAACCATAGTTGAAGTGATTGTTCCGGTAATACAGGATTTCATCAATTCGCTAATCTGTTCCTGGGTGTATTTGTGGTTCTCAAGTGCCATTGATAAAGACATTGGGTCAATACTTTCATTCCGGTCATACATGGCAAGCATTTCCTTGTATGTGTCCTGCGCAAAATCCGAACTAAACATTTCCGGTTTCAGTGTTCGCCAGATGCTATTTAGCACATCATTGTCAATCAGTACGCACCCGATCACTCCAAATTCTGCTTCTGTCAACTGCAATCACCTCGTTTCTCCGCAATCTGCAACCAATAGTCGCAATCGTTTTTCAGCCAATCAACATATTTTGGAATGTACCGAAAATCCGTATCGTCTGGATTCTTTTCTTGATAGTCACTCAAATATGCTTCTGTGGCTTTGTATAACAGCCGTGCAATGTCCGGTTGGTTCTCTTCGATAACTTCTAGCACTTTATCCATCCAAGCCGTTTTAGAGGTACTGTACGCTGTTTTCTTGGGGTATATGTTAAAAGTCTTTTTCCATGCATCATCAAAATCAAACAAATCTCCGGAATCGGTCGACAGCGAATCTTCTTTTATATTTTCTTTCTCTTTATCTTCTTCTTTTTCTTCTTCTTTATCTGAAACAGCGACGTCAGACGATTTATCGGGCGATTTTTGCTCAATTAGGTTCTTCTGTTTCTTTCTCCGGTTCTGCTGATATAGCCTGTCGCGTTCCTTTTTCTTCTCATAAGCGTCAAGCGTTTGGTGCTTATTCCAATTAGGAATCGTTATCACGTTGTCAACAACTTCAATCATTCCGAATTCTTCAAAGGTCTTAAGCGCAAGCCTTACCGTATTCAAATCTCTGCGAAAAATGGTGGCAAGCATTTCATCCGTGAACGGCAATTTGTTGCTCATCATAAACACACCGTTGTTATTCTGCTTTCCGGCAAGAATAAGAAGTTTGAACCAAATCGTAATGATGCTATCCGCACTCGGCATACTCTCAATCAGCAGAATCTTTTCATCATCAAAGACATCTGTTGTGATCTTAATCCACTTGACTTCTGCCATTTAATCACTCTCCTCATATGTATTTTCAGAAATCAAAGCCATAAACTTCTCATACTGTTTTTCAGAAACTTTGTTACCCTGTTTCTCCGGCTTTAAACGGATTTCAAGGTGCTTTTCAGCGATGTGCGATAATTCCTTGGCAAGACTCTTTTTGCCTTGCTTAATGCCGTCATAATAGCCTTTTGCCGGACGGTAATCATCAATCTTAGCTTTGCCCTCGCCCTGCGACCCACTCGTCTTATTACGAAGTTGATAACCTTTGTCTGCGCAATACTTAATATAATACTGCTCACGCTCATCAAGTTTATCTATCGGACAGTGTACTGATGTTACATTCCATCCATACGGATTATCCTCTGAATACAGTCCGTGAGACTTCAAGCTAAGGTCTATGTGCTGATACCCAGAAAGGTGTTGCGACAATCTGGTTAATATTCGCTTTGCCTGCCCCACATATGCATATCTAAACCCATTTTCGTCCTGCCTTGTCAAAATATAAATTCCGCTTGATTCATCAAGCCTTGGATTCAATGCAAGCCATTTCTGCTTGTTTTTTGCTTCGATGGCTTTTGCCTGTCTAAACTTCTTATAGTCCACTCGATCACTTCCTCTCAAATGGTTTAATGCTCATTTGAGCCACAAACTTTCCGTAACTCATGCCAGAAGCGCGTGCCATATGATTCACAGCCTTGATTGCATCGTCCTTTTCCTTTGGTTTTTTCAAGCGTTCTTTAACTTCATTGCCGATGCAGTCTTGGCAATCAACTTTGCGTTCATCTATCGTCATAAACAGCCTGCCACATTTCGGGCATATTCTTGTATACACAATTCTTCCAGCCTTTTTAAAATTTTTAAACTGTGCGTATCTTTTTGCACATTTGGGTCTACAGTATTTCTGATCTGGTCGCTTCGGCTCAAATTCAGCCATACAGTATTCGCATAATTTCAATTTTTACCTCCAATCTTTTGTAAGGGCGGTACGGTAAACGCACCGCCAAAACATGGCTTTCAATAAAGTTTGTGATAACTATTCGCCAAACAAGATAGTTTCTTTTAGGCTTTCGCCAAGGTGTTTCAACCTAATTATTCATCAATTGCTTCGAGTTCGTAATCGTGTAAAGCGGCATACTCATCTAATCTGTAATCGGAAATCTGTTTTCCCGGAGAATATGCCGATTCTTTTGCGCAATATGGCACATCATTGGTTTCTAATGCAACAACGATTTCTCCCGGTTTAAAAAACCCATAATCATCACTAATAACTCTGCACTTTGTTCCTTTTTCCATGCTTTCTCCTTTCAGAACGGACAAAGGTTCATATTAACCTCTAGCCCTTTTTCTGCAACATAAACATTCGCTCCATATTTAATTGTTTCTTTCGTTCGTTGTAGGAATAACGCGGGATCTCCGCTTGTGTCCGATAAGTGTATTAAAACGACATTTCGTAAAGCTGGGTTGTCGTTCGTCTGAATAAATTTAAGTGCCGTATCAAGGCTCATATGACCTCGTAAACGGTGTTCATAGTTCGGTTCATTCCGATCTACCAAGTCCATGCTATAATTGGCTTCAACCATGATATGCTCAACCTTCATGCCGGAAAAGTCATATCTGCAATATTCCAAGTCGGTCAAGAATAACAGCTTGCCCATTTCTTCATGCTCGATTAAATAGCCGTAGCACTCAATTTCCGTGTCATGCGGTACATTGAATGGTGTAACTGTAAAACTGCCGATTTGCCGTACTCTGCGTGGTGGAATGGCTATTGTACGTTCTCCTGTAATGGTTTCAAGTGCGGTCTGCGTTTCAAAAGCCGTGTAAACCGGAATACCAGATCTCATGAAATCCTTTATGTATCGTGCATGGTCTCCTAACCATGCTCATGTGAGACGATACATCCAGCCACATCAGAAATACGCCAATCAATCATTTTCTTAAAATCCATGAATCTGCATCCTGCTTCGATTGCAAGAATCTCGCCACTGTTGCTGATTAAAGCGTAACTGTTGCCTGCCGATGATGAACCGCAACATCGCATAAGCATTTAAACCACCTCACTTTCATCAAAATTACTTAATTCCATCTACATGATACCTTCCATATCCACTACTTCTTCCACTTCCGATACCATTACCAAATCCTGCAAGGTTGATAATATTTACAATCTGCTCAATAGAAAAGGCATTTTCAGTGTACTGAATTGTGAATGTGGCACTCCAACCACTAAATCTGTTAAGGTGTACCAATACCGGACTACCTTTCTTTGGTGACATTAACTTTTCATCAATGTGATGTTCTGCAAATCTGATAGGTACTAAATCACCCTTTGCGATAATGTTCACTCCTGCGTTAAACTTTGTGGCGTATGTATCAATCTTATTTTGTACAACTGCCTGTCCGAATGACTTTTTAAGTCCGAACCCTGTTATACAAGGCGCATTTTCTTTCAATGCCTGTGCAAGCCCTTCCTCTGAAAAATCAGTAGGTTTTCCATTGTACCAATGCATCGAGGTAATAATTGCCTCCCACGGATTAGGCTTTGCTGTGTCCTTTGCCTTATCCTTGCGCTTATCAATGAGTTCCTTTGCGTTTACGTCATTCATTTTGTTAAGAATCAAATCTCCGTCACCTACAATAGTGATTTCTGCTGTTTTAATATTTAATGGTTTGATTTCTATTACTTCTGTTTTTGCCATATTGTGTAATCTCCTTTTCTTTTACCGATAGCACTTTACAAGCGATATGATGTAGTATTTTGTTCTGTTCTTATGTTTGCTATGGTTTCATATTTTTGCATGTTGTTTGCTAATTAGTTATATGGTCGGTATCATACCGCCAGTAAAATGCTATCAGCTTATTTCCTATAATCAAGTGCTTAACAAGTGACATAATCACATAAATATTGTATTGTCGTGTCCTATGCTCTCATGTCGTTTCCCGTGCTGTCTTGTTTTAAGCTATCCTTATATATAATTGTGGCTATGCCACCGATTAAACACTTGAAAATAGGTTGTTTTTTAATATGCTGTCTGAATTTTTCCTGTTATGTTCTGTTTTATGCTATATATTATCTAAGCAGTGATTAAATCAATCTGCTCAAATACCTGTTCCAATTCAGAAAGCGTTTCATATTTCTTTCTGAAACTCTCTAATTCCAATAATGCCCTTTTCAGCAAATCTTCATATTCTGTTGTGTTTGTCAAAAAAGTTCGTGTCGGCTGATAAACTGTATCAGATGTTCTACTCAACACCCTTACAGGCGGTGCATCTTCGCTCTTTGGTTCTATGTATAACATTCTGATAACATTTCCTGCCTGTATGGTTCGATACTTTTCTGCGGCAATATCGTTATCCCACTCAAAGCACTTGTGTAATTCAGTGTTTATTCCTTTTGCATATTCGAGAATCGCTTTAGGTGTTATTTCATTTAAACTACACATTTCCGCATAACACTTATTTGCGTCAGCATTAAATACACCATTTAATCTCCATTTCACATTTTCCATACCCTACTCCAATTCTTCCTCTGTCGGAAACTGAAAATATTCTGTTGTAGCTTTCTGAAATTGTTCCACGCTCAAAATGCTCTGTGCTTCTTCAAAACACTTTGAACCGGCTGTACAATGATAAAACACATTATTTTCATATGTTTTTCTAAGCATTTCCATAGCTTTCTTTGCCTTTTCTTTGGTGGAATAATCTGCAACATCTACTGAATCATCATATCCACATATCTGCATTCTCACATAAACGCGCCCATTTATACATCCTTCATATACAGAAACCCAAGCGCTATCATACGGGAAATCCTTTGTTCCGTCCTGCGATATAACTCTCATAGCAAACCTCTCTAATCTTTCATAAAGTCCGGTACGTTCTCGTCATTCTCAACAACTTCTCCGGCTACCTTCTCTGGCTCGACTGATGCACTTTCGGTTGAACAAGGTTCCGCCGTAACAAATGGCTCACTGTTGGCGTTCTCCGTAATATCACGCTTGACCTGTTTCTGTAAATCTTCCATCGGATATTCCTTGAAATCGCCATCCTCGATTTCTTCCTTGGTATAAAGTCCCATTGTCAGCTCCGGGCAATTAAGGCTAGAGAAAAATGATGCTGCTCTATAACGAAGCATTAACTGCGGCATTGTTTTCCACTTGCTGCCGTTCTTCTTCGTCCAACCTTCATCATCTGCCATCTGCATATTAACTTCCATGCCCTCAATTCTTCGACCATTTTTCATAGTCCACGCAGTGCAAGAATAAGGTTTTCCGTTCTTGTCCTTGGTTTCGTCGTACTGCAACTCCATGTCGAATTTGTTGCTGGCGTTGATAGACGCGATCAAAAACTTACTGCTCCAGCTTGGCTTGCCCTGTATCAGAAAAAGGTTCTGCATAACCATAAGTGGGCTGATGCACATTCTCTGCGCCTGCTCAATGGCAATCAAACAGTTAGATGGATTTTTCTGATACGTCTGCGGAACTATTGTTGACTCGGCTAACGCTTTTGCCATCTGCATAGCCATAATGAAATTATCAGATGTTCCGAAAATTCCAAGGCTGTAATCGGTAACCTTGTTGTTGTGTGTTGCAACCTCTGTCTTTTCTTCTGCCTTTACTAATTCTGTGTTCTCTGCCATAATTATTTATCCTCCATTCCACTTAAAAAAGCTTGAAGAGCTTCTGCCACGCGTCTTTTTTGCCCTTTTCTTAATATTTCTTTACCATCCTCGGACAGCTCCTCTTCACTTACTCTCTGTAAAACAAGGTTGTATTTCTCCTCTCCAAGAACTCTCCTTAATGCTACCAAAAGAGTTTCAAATTCAGCCATGATAACCGGCTCTCTTCCATTTACTTCTATTGTTCCAAAATCTGATTTAATCATATCTATTCCTCGCTTTCTTAAATCTCATTAAATTTCTGCACCGCATGCAATTCGTTCGGAGTCTTTGCGTACACATTACCGTCAACTACCACAAGGTAATCAGTGCCATCTTTCTTAAGCTCCACCTTGCATGACTTACCATTTACATAAAATCTCTTTGTTTTGATAACCATATCTATTCCTCGCTTTCTTCAAATTCTTTTAACTGCTCCGCTAACTTCTTGCACTCTTCCGCAACGTATTCTTCAGTGCGAATAACATCGCCATCATAATGACACTGATTTTGAATATCTAAAATTCTTTCAAGTTCATCCCTGCGTTTCGGGAACTGCTTGATTGCATACTCGTAATCCGGTCTATCTCCTACATGTCCGCAATCAAATCCGAACCACCACAAATCACTTTCAATCGGATAATCTGAATGTTCTCCACCGTCTGCGTATGTAATACCACCGTGGCACTGAAAATATGCTTCGATGCAAATTCTCTTGTCCTCGTCAAGACAAGCACCAAGCAAAGGGAAAATCCCACTTACCGCTCTGTCTCCAACATCAGATTTCTTGATTTCAAGATGATCGCCGTAATCTTTTCCGTATAACGGATGATTCTTTGGAATACCAACATAACCGCATCTGTAGCCGATACTTCCAAATATCACAACACATTTGTAGCCTGCGTGTTCAAACTCACGCTCGACAATGTACCTTTTCTCTGGTTCTTCATACTTCCTCACAACCGCCACCTTATCAGCACCGTAGGTTTCCACCCACTTCATATCCACGGTTTCATCCGTAACAGTCAGCTTTGCACCCTTGTCATTTACAACCATGTCACCGGCTTTTACAGAATCCTCTGCGCGATACACGTAGCTTCTGGTACTGTTTGGAAATTTTGCTTTGATATACTGCATAATTACCTCTCCTTTTTCACATATCCATTTGACAAATTTTCAAGAATACGCAAAAGTCTTTCGTTTGTTTCTGAGACTTTTCCAAGTTTTTCTTCAAGGCAATATTTATTACTCATAAGTTCATCTACCTTTGTTCGCAAATCTGAGTTTTCAGCCTTCAATTTTTCAATATCATCCATGTACACGACCTCTCTTTCCTTTATTTCTCATATCTTTCTCGCAATACGGAAGAGAACAATGTCCGGCTCTTCCCCAGAACCCTTTACTTGCACTCTTCCAACGCTTGCACGACATACACCGTTCATCCGGCTGTGTGATGTTGTTGCTTGTCCCTACTCTTGACATTCGGAACCCTCGCTTTCTTTCAGTTCATCAAATAGCCAAAAGTGCTCTTTGTCTTGAATACAGTTATAATCAAACCACTGCTCACAACTTGTACTGTTCTGATGAAATCCAACCGCAATACAATTCGGTTCTTCGTACAAACTTTCAAGTACGTCTGCCTGCTCATTAAGATTTGTATTTCCCTCAAACTTGCGGAAAGCATCAATAACTTTGGGAATATCTTCTTTCTTAACAAGACATTTATCGAATGTGGTACACAGGACGATTTTTTCATCATACGTGACAGATTTATCATCCACAAGATTCCAAATGGCTTTCATCTGCCCCATGTCAAATATTGATGCCCCATGACCACAATACTTTTCCCCTAAAATGTCCCACACTCGCATTGAACCAAGCCATGTGTTTTTTACCTCTCCAAAACTTTCAGAATCTCCATTTTCATCAAACTTAAAAATCTCAATGTAACTCATCCTACACGCCCTCCACTTTCAACTGCTTGTCCTCTGAAACACTCAAAAGAATTAACTGTGCATCCATATCCGGCACATTGAACTCATTCAGTGATTCGGCGTTATCTACGAAAATCGGCACGCTCACACCGTATAACTCGCTAAGAGAACGGATAATATCAAGTCCGGCTACAATTCTGTGACCACTGTTCAAAGTCGAATACGGCACTCCATTTACGGTGCACTCACAGCAATCTTTCATGCCGCCATTTAACTGCATTTCAAAGAGTTTGAAATTTACGGTCTTGAAATGGCTGTTGATAGATTCAGAAACCTTATTCAGCTTGAAACGAATGAACTCTTCTAAGAGGTAAAGCATCTGTTCCTGGTCTGCAACTTTCTGCCCGATTTCTTTCTGTTCGTCTCTAAGCGTTTCGATGCGATCATCAATCATAACGTTGTTAGCCGCCTGTGCGATAATCTTATTTACTTCATCAAGCTGGCTCTTTAATTTTGCTTTATCGGCTTTTGCGTCCTCAACAACCTTTTCTGCACCCTTGGATTCTAACTCTGCAATATTAGCAAGCAATTCATCCTGTCTAGCCTTTAACTTGGCATATCCCTCATTCTGCGTATAATCAGTGGAAGTCGGAATCTTAGAAATCTGTTCGTCAAGTCCTTTGATAATGTCAATTTCTTCCGTCTCATGCAGTTTCAAGGTGTTAATTGTGTTTTCTAATTCCTTATTGTTCTCGGTCAGCTTCTTAAGCATTTCAGCACACGCATTTCCATCGTCAACAATCATGGCAAGCGTTTTCGCGTGTTCTTCATTAAATATTTCGATTGCATCTGCCTTTCTCTGCGAAAAATCGGCTCTTAAAGACTCTATTTTATCTTCCGGCAATCTTTGTCCACATAATGAACAAACCGTTGTAGATTCGTCAAATACCCACTTGGAATCATCAAACTTCTTTTCCTTTTCCTCTTTGTACCTTTTCGCAAGTTCAGCTTTCTTAAGAGTCTGTTCAGAAATTGATTTCTTATTGCTTTCAATGGAATCCTGCGCTTTTTTGATTGATGAACGAACATCCTGCAACTTCCGTTCGTGGTCGTATTTATGATTTTCGATCTCACGTTTCTTGCTTGAAAGCTCGTTATTCATGGTCTGCGCGATAGCTGACATTTCAAACTGACAATTCATTTCTTCGCTACGCATTTCATCAATCCGCACATCAGATTTCGCCATTAAATCTTCAAGTGCTTCAATCTTTCTCTCCAAGTCGGCTTTTAGTAACTCCTGCTCTGCCACATCTACATCAACCTTGGATTTCTCGGCTTCATCAATGCGAACCGGAATTTCAGCCTGTTTCTTCTTCCATTCAGATAATGCCTTGGAAAACTTGGCGCGAATATCATCTGTAGATGGTGCTTTCCCCAATTCGTCAAGCAACGGTGCATACTTGGCATCGGTCTGTGCCAGTTCCACATCTGAAACCTCTGCAACAAGTTTCATCAGAATGTCTCTCTGATCTTTCCATTTCAGAGAAGAAAAATACTGTGGATTGGTCAGCATCTTAAACATTTCCTCACTCTGCGCCAAACCGGAAATATAAGCCTTAAATTCAGCTTCACTTTTCGGATAACCGTCAATCTCATAAGAATTTGGGTTTCCCTGCAATGATACCGTATTAGTTCCACGCTTCTTAACCCAATTCTGCTTCTGTACCTTGGAAAGTTCCACTTCTTTTCCATCAACTTCAATAACTCCAACAACCTTGATTTCCACGTTGTCGATGCGCTTTCCGTCCTTATCCAATGGTCTGACATTGAATTTTTCCTCGCCGGCACTGTTCTTATTAAAAAATAACCATGAAACTATATCAAAAATTGTTGTCTTCCCGGACGCGTTCTGTCCGCTAATCTTTGTCTTTTTCTCCCCAAATTTAATGTCAATGCTCTTGATGCCCTTGAAGTTCTCACCATGTAACGATTTTAAAATCATTCGCATTTTTGTCTCACCCTTTCTTTAAATTCTCTTTTCAGTCTATCGAAATGCTTTTCGTTCTCCATGTATCCGCTCAAAGTTTCGATTGTCGGCATACCTGCTGTGCCCTGTTTGCATCCGCGCAATCTGATATTATCTTCATGTTCTTTTGTAATGTATCTGTGCAACATGTTGATATGTAACTTGCACTCAATCAGTTCTTCATACTCTTCTTTTGGAACATAAACATAATTTTTCTTCCCCATGTTACACCCACACGATTCCTTTTATTGATAACTCATATGTAACTTTTTCCACAACGTGACCATCTTTACACGTTTTCTTGTATCTCCGGCTCTGTAATCTGCCGTATGCGCTCACCCTATCGCCTAAAGCAAGTGAGTCCGTATATTCTGCGCACTTTCCCCATGCGATGCAAGTAATCAAATCCTCTTTTCCATTCTCTCTTATGTTTTTGAGTTTCACATCACAGATTTTACGACCAAGTGGCGTTTCTCTAAGTTGCTTTTCCTCGATAATTCCATCAAGACTTACTTCATTCAAAGGGCTATCATCCTCTGGCTTTGTGATTGTATCAGCCATAACATACATAAGAATTGCTTTTCCAGATCCGGTTTTTACGTGCCGGGTAATTATCTTCCCATTGACACATACCGTTCCGCTGATTTCTGTATCGCTGATTTCTTCATCAAACAGTACCGGAAGTATATCTGCAACACCGCTTCTTCTTTCAACTCCGATGAAAAATTTATAAAATTTCTTACCGTTCGATTTATGGCTTTCCCTTGGTGCTGATACAACATCACCGATCAATGTTATTCTGTTCTCCATTGCTTCTCCCTTCCATTTCTCTGTCAAGAACCTTTTCAAAGCCCTCTTTATCATTCTGTTTCTTTCGTTTCCCTGCCAAAAGTTCAGCAAGCATACGCTTTTCTTCCGTGGAGCATCTTGTGCCACTTATATACACAACGCCTACCATGCATCCTCTCTCATTCTGCGTTTTCTCTTAATTCGCTTGTCAAGTTCAGCTCTCTTTCGGTCTACCTCGTACCAGTAATACATGATTGCCGCAATTACCGCTCCGGCTACAAATTTAATAGCCGCCATGTTCCCGACCGTGCCCTCACTATCCATATAGCAAGCGGCAACCAAGGAATACTCCATTGCAACCGCACCTATGATGAATTGGATTACTTTTTTCATTCATGCTCCTTTCTGCCACTTTATAATTTAGTACCAGTCAGAAACAAACGTTCCGAGTAACGGACATACAACAACATCTATAAAGCGCACAGAACCATCTTCCATGGAATATGTAAAAGCCATTGCAGGTGTGTAAGTCGAATCTCCTGTCTGTATCTGCGCATCTCTTACATAAACTCCATATGTTGTTTCCTCGTCAACGAAAATGCTTGAAAAATTTTTCGCAGAGTCAACCTTTGCCAAATAGTTGTCACCGCTACGAATTACCCTTGAATTAACTTTCTGAAATTCAAAATTGCTCATTTTAATTCTCCTTTCCATTATGTGTTTCGTTTTCCTCGCCCTGCTCACTATGTTTCGAAGCAGAACTCTCTACCATTCCAAGGACATATCCTTTCTGAAAATCTGTCATATTCGGAATGGCATCACGAAGTTTTTCGACAACACGTTTTTCTTTTTCGCTCATTCAATCACTTCCTTTCATGCGCAATATCTGATTTCGTACTCTGCTACAATGTTCAAGTCGCATCCGAAAATATACATTAAAATAGGAAGAAACTAATTTCTTTTGTACTTCCCATGCCAAATCATCCGTGAACGACTTGGCCAACATTAGATAGCCCTGTTCGGTAAAAAGATACATTCCGTTCGGAGAAGTTACACCAAATTCCCCCTTGGCTTCATCCGAATTTCGGACGAAGTAATCTTCTCCTAAAATAAAGTGTTTCTTATTGTCGTTAAATATTTTTCTCGCTGTTCCGTCTGGTCTTTCATGTACCATGTCAATGTCCTTAAATGTGACCACTCTTTCCCCTTTGTACTCTTTGATGGAAATATCTGCATTTCCAATGTGTACTAAATTATCCATATTTTCGCTTCCTTTCTGTGATATAATTCCCTTATCATCAAATAAGGGAGGTGATACAATTTGAAATACTTTTTGTTTTGCGATTTTTCTACAATATCCTGCGACCGAGAAAAGATGGCAGAGATATTAACTGAAAACGATATAACGTTCGCAAATATCAATAATTTTTGTTGGGAACTAAAAGTTCCGGATAAGTTTGGAATTCCAATCTGCGACACGACCGCAGAATCTATTCACTGCCTGTTTTATCAGTACACTCACAAGAACTCTCTTCTTCTTGTGGTAAAAGCAAATGAATATTTTCCAAACGGAGATTAGGATATAATCTCTTTGTTTCTTCATATACGGTTTTGGTTTTCAGCCATTTCCGCATATGAAGAACCTGTTCCATGACATCCATATCGTGAATATCCACTTTGTTTAAAATCTTCTGCAATTCCTTTTCCATTCCATTAAAATAAGAAACCGGAACAACAATTATGTCATTTGCTGATTTAATCTCTTTCATGTTCTCACCTCTTTCCTGTTCATTTGATGTACATACAATAGCACATTAAATATACATTGTCAATAGTTTTTGTTGACTTAATGAACATTTAATGTTAATATAATTGTGAAAGGAGGGTAAAGGATGAATGAGCGAATAAAGCAAGTTCGGTTATCAGCAAAATTAAGCCAAACCGAATTTGCAGAAAAAATTTTAGTCTCACGATCTGCTGTATGCAAAATGGAAAGCGGAGAAAATTCTCCATCAGAACAAACTGTTAAATTGATTTGTCAAGAGTTTAATGTCAATGAAGATTGGCTTCGCACCGGAAACGGAGAAATGTTTGTTGAATTATCAAAAGACGAACAGATTTCAGCAATGCTTGGAGAAATCCAAAGATTAGGTGATGAAAACTTTAAGTATCGACTTGTTTCTGCACTGTGCAAATTAAGCGAAAGCGATTGGACAGCCTTAGAAAATTTAGTAGATATGATTTCAGACAAAAAGTAAAAAAGAGCCAAGGGCAATGCGCAGACCCTTGGCTCTTTTCCTATTTTAACAAGTTACTTATGTATGCATATATGGTTTTTAACCAATGCAAATTTTCGCATTTTTCAATAAGTTTAATGATTTCATTTTTGTAGTACTCTTTTCCCAACCTAAAACCCCCAATCATGTGCCCTATGTAGCGATACAGATATTATAGAACGTGTGTTCGGCATAGTCAATCCCCAATTATGGGCGGAGCCATGCCAAACCCCACCCATGCCAGAACTTGAAGTGTCCTTTCGGACAAGTCCATAGTATCACTGTAATATGCATGATTTCAACATTTTTCGGTCGCAAGTTTCGACAGGAAATGTCATTGCAGAGAAGCGGAAAGCTGTTTCTCAATCTCTTCTTGCACTTTTGCGCGCCAACGCATCGGCACTTCGTCAATCGTCATCTTTTTGTCAATCATGATTCTGCGCACATAAAACTTAACCATATCCTACACCTCACTTCCTGCAGTAATACTTGCAAGTTCTTGGATTGCTTCTGCATTTGCTTCATGTCCGGCTTTAAGCTCATCAATTGCCTTTTCCATTTCCGTCTTTGTCCGCAAGCTGACCGTTACGGTGTATGTACCATCTTCAGCGCCATCTTCGCCCATGTTCGGCATATATGTAAACCCATCGGATTTCAGATCGGTATATTTCCCCGACACTGCATCGTTGTGTGTAAATGTAACTTCCTGCATGTTGTCTGCAGTAAAAGCATCCGTGATCGTTTTAATGGCTTCGAAGTTCTCGGCTTTGATCTGGATGTTTCCAAGGCTTGCCCCATCGGCAATCTCAAAGCTGGTCTGATTTTTTAAAATAATTTTATCCATGTTATTTTTCCTTTCTATAATAAATGGTTTATAAGTTACATTTGAACATTTGTTCGATATATTTTCTTAAACGGCAGTTTAAATCACTTTAAAATATTTGCTCTTGATCGTTTCGACCTACTTGATGATGAACTAACTGGCTATAATAATATTTGCTATTTTGCGATTACAAATGATGGTAGTGGGTTATTTTGGGGGCATAAAAGCTATAGCAAATATCAACGGCAATTGCGAATAACATACTGGGACAATAAAATATATAGTAGGGTCAAAAATAATTCTACCGAATGGAGCGAATGGGTAACAATTACTTAATGCATTTATGATAAACCATATTTATATATTGTCTGCAAGATCAACGCTGCACACAATCACTTCTCCGTCAGAGGTTTCAGGAACCAAATATGGTTCGATACATTTGGCTGATGTTATCCTTGCCCCAAATGGTATATTTAATAACACATAGGTATCATTGTTAATTTGACTACTATATATATCCAGAAATATTATATTATCTTTTCTTACAGCTCTAACTTTTTTAAGAACAGCTGCATTTTGACCTATTGCGGTTATTTTTGCACTATCTGTAATCTTCATGTAAATGTTAATTTTATGAAAGCAACCCGGTGCAAAATTGTACATTTGCATAATTAGAATTTCTATACAATGACATATCGCACCACTTGCTAAACTTGAGTTTTCAAAGATGATTTCTGAGAATCTATACCAACCCATGCCACTGGCACCTGGATAACATTTAATATAAGCTTTAATCGAACTAGATGGATTCAAAGCATTTATATCATTATTTAAACTGCCGTTTAAATCACTTATCTGCTTTGCAAGCGTACCATCCAGATTCGGATTAGCCTGCCGCGCATCTAATGCAAACCCGGTTTCTGTTGTTACCTGGTTATTTACGATACTTTCCGGTTGCAGTGCGCTTCCGATCTTTTCTTTTAGTGCATCTGCCAACTTTATGACGTTTTTCGCTTCATCTAATGTAATTGTGGTTCCATCCAAGTTAATACTAAGCGTCCCACTTTCATCTACGCTCATGCTTTTTCCGTCCGGCTTTACAACTCCGGCATCCTCTGTTGTTGCAATCGCACTAGCACCGCCCACGATAGACTTAGACCAGTATTCCGTATTGCTCGTTGCCGTTCCTGCCGGAACTTCCTTTTTTGCAAAATAAAGCGTATTGTTATAAGTCACTGCATCCAATCTCTTATATGTAGCATCTGCACTCCAATCGCCTTTTGGCACAATTGCTACTCTTCCTGCTATAGCCATTTAAGCCACCTCCCAATTCAAATTTCCGTCATTGTCAACGAAAAAGTTATATGCCGCATTGTCCATGTAAATCAACTCCCCATCCTCATTCACATCAAATTCTGTCATTGTGAGTTTCTTGTTAATCTCGTTTTCGATTTCCTGCACTCGGTCTGCGCTGTCCTTGGCATCTGTGGCGGATTTTGCCGCGTTGGCCTCGGACTCTTTTGCGCTTTTGGCAGACGCTGTAGCCTTGGCAGATTCCACCTTAATATCCGCTAAAAAGTTCGGTTGCAACTTATCCTCGGTAATCGAACCATTCTTAACGATAGCCTTAACCTTGCCACCCGCAACCTCAAATGCAATTGTATCAGAGTCCAAGAACTCATACTCTGTAATCAGAGATGATAAGTCCACGTTCTGCGCCGTGCCATCGTCAAGCGTGATTACCAACTGTTGTGTCTGCGGATCATATTTGAAGTTGACCGCCAACTTCTCCAATTTAGTGTCAATGGCCGCCCTGGAACCGTTCATCTTAACAACCGTCAGCGTACCGTTGGATTCATCCCAAAGGATTTCCTTTACAAGTTCGTTAGCTTTGGTCAAGTCAACTTTTGTGGTATCAAGTGCACACACACGATCGTCGATTGCATCAATGCCGCCCTCTATGTTGTTCAGCCTATTTCGATTAATTGCGGTCTTTTCACTTGGAAAATTTTCCCAATATTCGCGGCTATAGATTTTCTGATATGCCATCAAATCACTTCCTTTCTAACGCGGATAGTCTGCGTTCAAAATCGTTACACCTGTTCTGCAGTTTCTGTATCATGGCAGTGTTAAGCGCAATAAACTCTTGATAGCACAATGTATACATATCATTTGCGCCACCATTCTGCTCTAAGAATTTTTCCCATTCCTCATTAGATTCAAAATCTTTTTCGGAGAATACCGCATGTTCCAGTCCGTAAAACTCATTTTCAGATATGTCACAATCCGTCATTGCCTGTTCGACATCCTGTGCAACAAATCCCATGTGCATTTTTTCATCATTTTCTATGAGCCGATATTCCATCGGTTGCAGCAACTCAAAAAATCTCTCAAACCGATCATCCTCTAACAGTTTTCGAAAATCCTTTTTCTTTCTGCCATCAGACGTTGTTTTCCAACCACCGGAAGAATACCCTCCGGCAAATGGATTGGGGTTAGTTCCACAGTACACAGAACTAGAACTTGGGATTAAATTTCCGTTGTCTGAAATTCGTACATAATCGGATAGTCCAATACCTTGCAAATAATGCGCGGTTGATGCCATTATACACTGCCTTGCACTTTCTGCGGTTGTTGCAGAATCTGCGGTTGTCGCATGATCTGCCGTACTCGCATGATCCCCTATGGCTACACCATCTTGATCTGTTACAGAGTTTAGATCGATGCGTATGTTTTGAAGCATTGGTCTGCCTCTTGCATCAAGTCCAATAATTACAATGTCATCACCAAGCGAGGTTGCAATAAAATTCAACGAATCAATAATTGACACTCGGCCATCGCCATCAAGCTGGAAGTTATTGCTGTTGACTATGAGTCTGTTTCCGCTAAGCGTAATCTGGTCGGCACTTGCATTAATCATCGAAACGACTTGGTCGTTTTCATCTCTTCCAAGTTTCAATTCCAATGATGCGTCTAATTGTCCCTCTGCTTTTTGTGCGCGGTTGACTTCTGCAGAAATGCTTTTTGCGGTCTGCTCAAACTTGGTATTTGTCTGTTCCTCTAAATCCTCATACGTGGATTGAAGATGGTCTGCGTTCCTCTCTAGCTTTCCGGTACGTCTTTCCACGCTTTCAATCGTGTCTCTGATAGAATTGACCTTTGCAGAGTGTGTCTGTGTGCCCTGTGCCGAGATTGAATCTCTCTTGCTTTGCACTCCGGTTAGGGTACGTTGCAATAGATACGTTTCAACAATTTCTCTTGTGGTATTGAACCGGATAGGTTCGCCAAGTGTCAGACATGGATTACCGACGCATGTACAGCTTTTAATCGGTGTGTATACCGCCTGTTTCATAATCGGCAACAGGTTATTTGCAATCTGTTCCAGCTCCGCTCCGGTCTTGTCTGATACAAGAAAGTTTCCTGTAATCGAATAGTTGTTTCCGGCAGTTCCAGCAATAGCACCGGCGTTATCTTCACTTGTCTTGATTTCTAGCTGTGTAATTGCCTTGCTTTGAAAGTCCTCATAATCAAACGCGATGTAGTGTCCGGTCATGGATTCTGTATTTGCGTCAGACGGAAATAAATTGTCTGCCGGAAACAAATCTTCTGCCGGATAAAGTGCGCTTGTGATTGCTTTTAGAAAGACATATTCAAACTTGCCCTGTCGGTTGATATTTCCAAAGCATCCGTTAATCTCACAGATTGCCGTTACAACGGTTTTTCCGCTGATTGCGGACTCTTCTGTGACCGCACTTGAATCGTCCGTCTGTGTGGCTACAATCGTCTTATTGACCGTCATAGAATCATTGACAAGGATTGTTTCAACTTGCGCAATTCCAAGATGTGCAAAGAAGCTATCGCGGAACTGCTTTAATGTCATTGGAAAGCTAAGTCCTGCATACCAAGCCTTTACATCTGTATTGATAATGTCATACATTGCGTCATATGCCGTAATCTGCCGTTTTGTACGGTCAGCCGTAGGAACATCGGATGCAACCTTAAAAACTCCGTATGGCATCGGATTTTTGCTATCTCCGTCAATCGTTTCTTCGATAGAGATTGTTTTTCCAATAATGTTTCCTGCGGTGTTTCGTGCTGTGAATTTTACACAATTCGCTTCGCACGCTCCAAACTTTAATTCAGACTCCGAACAAAGACTTTCTTCAAGCGCAAACGTACCGATTTCAAGCATCGAATTGTCTATCTTCTGGTTCGTTCCAACAACAGATATAACCATCTGCTTATCTGTCGAGGAATCCCAATACTTTTCTTTTAAATTGCTATTTATCATATACACCACCTACAAACGAAAATTTGATTGGGTCATACTTTATCTTCCCATGTGCCACAGAATAGAACGTAGGCTGAATATCAGCGATATATCCGTACTGTGTCACATACCCGCGTTTCTCTGGCACGTATGCCGTGATATAGCCGCCGCGCTCCTTTGCCTTGGTATAGTTCTTTTCAATATTTTTCCAAAAATCATCAAACTGCTTTTCAGTCAGCATGGCTTTGGTTTCAAACTCGACCTTTAAGGCTTTCAGTTCCACGGCATCACGATGCTCATATCCGTTTTCATCCGTCCAAGGGTCTTTGTCCTGCATATTTACATAGGAACTAAACGTGTCCTGCTTTATTAAACTGTTCGGTATGGTATAATTGCCAAACTTTACTAAATATCCGCCATATCCCATCGTTTACCTCCTAAAAATGGGTATAAAAATAGCACCTACCGTTTGGTAGATGCTATCCATTTGATTAAATTTTAAGCTACTACTGATTCCCATTCAGATTTCAGCTTTTCTACATCGTTTTCAAAAAGTTTGCAAGCGATTTCGTACAACTGCGGAATCATTCCCATTTCCCTGTCGATATAATCCATCTTGTTTCTTACTTTGGGTTTGAGTGCGCACCCTTCCATCCTTGATTTAAGGTTGCAGTGATATTTCCTTTCAAATTCTCCATAAAGCAACGAATAGCGTTCTTGATACTTTCCATCGGCACCAAAACGGACAATCTGTGTTATCCGCTGCCTCTTGGTTGCCAAGTCAATATCATCAACGAGTCCGATAATAACATCTTCCTTATGGATGATTTCTTTCTGCTGTCTTTTAATGGTTTCATTCTGCTCCCTAACAGTTTTTAATGTCTGGGAAAATATCAGCTTAGTGTTTTCATCTGCATACGGTAGGTAAGTGGAAATAAATAATTCATCATTATTGACATACCCACCTGTTTTACGGATTGTAGGAAGAACATCTGATGTTACCCACTTGCGAAACTTCCTGGCATTCGGTTTGTCACTCCGAACGATAACTGCATATAAGCCGGATTCAGTAACAAACCAAGTTTCTCCTTGACGGGGTAAGTTTAACTTACGTCGTTCATCCTCGTCTAGTCTATCAGCAACAATACGGCTGTTTGACATTTCCAATGCCCTGCAAACATCAACAAGGCAAAACATCGGTTCATCATCGACCATGACCATTCTGATCTGTCCGAATATTGGATTCTCAAATACCTCAATGCCGTTTTGAATCTTAAGCATAAGTTGTGATTTTTTCATTCGTGTCTACCTCCATACATTTTTATCTGAATAAAAAAGAGGAAGCCGGTTGTGAAATCACATTGGTTTCCTCTTTCGTACAGTATGGCGTTCGAGTAAGTAATCCGCTTCTTCACGGATAAGGTTGTTTCCTTAGTAATAAGGATAGACTATTTTTGATTTTGTGTCAATCCGATTTTGGAATTAAAATAAGCCGTGTTTCCACGGCTTAAGTATCATTTATCTTTCAATTTTTATTGTAACCAAGTATATGTATATGCTTCATCAACATATATCTTATAACTGCTCGGATAGATCGTATCGTAATTTGAATCGTACGGAAAACTAAACGAGAAATAATCGGTGTCTCCATTCTTTTCACATTCTGCATAATGATAATCATATTTGATCAAGTTGCCAGATGCATCATACATTACGCAAGAAATTTTTACAAATGAAAAATCTTTTCCGGAATCGTTTGTAGCTTCAACCGTAACATTATCTGCTCCAATGTCCGATTGAACCATTATATTGCGAACATCACAAACAGCATTTGTTGCTTCATCAACACTCAACGACATTTTATAGTTATCATAAGAAACATCGTTATAATCAGAATCGCTCGGTGCGTCAAAATAAAGAACACATTCCTTACCGGATTCAAAAGCTCTGTTACAATCGCTTTTGCTATCCAGCATTTTACCGTTTTTGTAGTATACAAGTTTTGCGTCCAGATCAACATTTACCTTGTTGTTGTTTTTCAAGATAGCAACAACTCCATGACCACTATCTTGGTATTCAATTGAGATGTTTTTCTTTACCTTGTTCGCATTAAAGGAAGAAGTGACGGTAACTTTGCAAGAAAGCGTTTTCTTTGCAATTTTTGCTTTTACGTACGTTGTTCCTTCTCCAACCGCCAGAACCTTTCCAGACTTGTTTACAGAAGCAACATATTTATTGCCACTACTCCATTTAGCAGTTTTCCTCATTCCGCTTATCTTTAATGTTGCGGATTCTCCAATTTTTAAATTAAGAGTCTTTCTGCTTAATTTAATCGTTGCCGCCTGTGCAACAATCTGTTTCCCATCTGCATTTTGGATTGGCATAGCCGAAGTCAAAACGGCAAATGCCAACCCCATCGCTACTAATAATTTTTTTGTACTTCTCATAATGACTCCTTTCTTGTGATATGATTTATTTAGAATTATATCACGTTCTATTATAGAAGTCACTAAAAAACATATACATTGTCTCCGGTTCGATTGTAATGTTCTCTACCATAATCCCTTGCAGCTTTTCCTATGTCGCTTGTAGTAATTCCGAAATTTTTCTGTAAAATAGCTTGCAATAACTGATTTTGCTGTCGCAATAAGGAAACCTCTTGCGCAGATGTTGAATTGATAGCATCTTTGATTCCAGTAATTTCTTGGCTTCCTGCGACCGCCGGCTTACCTCCGACCGTTCCCATAAGTTCTGGAAGCCCGTTTTCTCCAACCGTTGCTATGCTATATTTATCCATAAAACCGCCCGTTGCATAAGCCTTTACTTTAGGTAGGCTCACTTTCGGCACAAGATCGACTCCGCTCCACTTTACCTTTGCTACTTTAGCCGCCGCAGAAACAACACTGTTAAACCCTCTCAAAACGGTATTCACTCCACCGATCAATGAATTTATTGCTGTTTCAATTCTTGAAATTACGGTGTTCATTGCCCCGGCAACGCCACTTTTCACGCTATTCCATAATTTGCTGAATATTTCAGCTACACTTTCTTTCATCTTCGAGAAAGCATTTTTTATCGGGGTGGTTACATGTTCTTTAAACCAACTAGAAACACTGTTCCACGCCCCGGTTACCGCTGTTTTTGCCGCGCTAAATGCTTTCTGAATAGATTCTTTTGCTGAACTAAAAGCATTCTTAATAGGTGTTGTAACATGCTCCTTAAACCAACCGGAAACTACAGCCCATACCGATTTCACAGTTGTCCGCAGAACCTTGAATATAGTCGATACTGTCGATTTCAATAATTCAAAGTTCTTCTTTATTGGCTCAATGACTTTTGTTTTAAACCAATCAGAAACAACAATCCATACCGCCTTGACAATAATCCACAATCCTTGAAAGATTTGACCAACTCTTTTCGAAAATCCTTGGAAAAATGAAACAATAGGAGTTATAACATTAGTATTGAACCATCCAGAAACTGTTTTCCATACACCGGATATATCTTTCCATAAAGAAGAGAAAAAACCGGAAACGGATTTCCATAATCCCTCAAAAAATCCGCTTATTGGCTTAATCACATTAGTATTAAACCAATCTCCGGCTTTTGAGAAAATTTCTTTTATTTCTTTCCAATGATCCTTGACTACTACAGTTGCCGTTGCAACAGCGGCTACTATTCCTGCGATAATCGCTGCCGGTGCTGCCGCTACCCCTAAAATAACCGCTCCGACTGCCGTAATCGTAACTCCGACAAGCATAAGTGCTTCATTAAGCCAACTGAATCCGTTCTTTAGCATGGTCACAAAGTTTGATATTGCAGTAAACGCGCCAATTGCAACAGAGCCAATCCCGGTTATAGCTTTTGCTACCGGACTGATAAAAGAAAGTGCGCTCTCTGCCGCACCGCTACCGAATAAAGCTTTGACACCAGCTGAAACAGTTGCCCCAAGTGTAGCAAACGCCCCTCCTATTTTTTTTGACAGAGCGGTAGACAATACCGCTGAAATTCCATCATTTGCCGCAATTTCAACGCCAAGCCTTGATGCAAGTGAACCGGCTATTGCTTTCGAAATGGAAGTCCCTATGATTCCAAGCGCGGTTTTTGCAAGATGCAATCCAAGAATTTTTTTGATTGTCAGCGCACCGACAATAATTGCAACCGTCTTTACATCTAAGTTACTTAAAAACTCCTTTGCTCCGTTCCAAACATCCTTCCAAGAAATTTTACTTAATGCCGTAGTAACTGCATCAAACGCCCCTTGCGCCCATGCATTAAGCGTTTGAGCCAATAATGCAAAGTCAAAGTTTTGGAAAAACTTGTTGATTCCGTCTGCGATTGAATTTCCAAATTGTTTCCAATCAAACGTTGTGCCGAATGAATCTAAACCATGAAGCACCGTGTTTAATGAATTTGCAATCAGTTTTCCGGTTTCTCCGAAAAGCGTTGTGCCTTTCTGACCCTCAAATAGCCCATTAAGGAATTTGGCTAGTCCCCTTCCAAAACCTTCGGCTTTTGCATACACTTTTTTCCATTTAATTTTTTTCATTGCGTTAATTAACGCACCGGAGATTGCCTTTCCAAGTCCTTCAAGGTCTTTGATGTTGCTTTTGAATTTCTTAAAGATGGTGTCTGTCTGAACCAATCCACCATCAGCACCGGTGCCGCCACCAACACCTGAACCAGATCCAGAACCAGAACCTTTATTCCCAGAACCGGAAGTATTATCTTTGCTCTGCTTTGAAATAACCTTTAATTCATCAAATGCACGCGTTGCCTGTTGGATTTCCTTTTTTGCTTTCTTGGCATTCTTTGCGATACCGCCTGTGTTCTTCCCTGCGCTTCCTGCGGCATTGCTTAAATCGCCCATGCCGTCAGATGCACTTCCAATATCATCAGCAAGACCGCTGATTCCTGCCCCTTTGCTTGCTTCATACTTCCATCCGAAGATAGAACCTAAAGCATTTGTGACCATTTCTGCAAAAGAAATCACCTTCTGCAGAACTGCATTAAGTACCTTGATAAATGGCTTAAATGCATTGATTAAACCACCACCAACAACCGCTCCAAGTGCTTTGAAGTTCTCTTTAAGCATGGTTATCTGATTGTGCCACGTATCTGCTGTACGTGCGAAATCTCCGGTGATATTGGTTGTATGTGCAAGTACATATTGATAACGCAACATAGCCTTTTCAGCCTGTGTCATTGAGGAAATGTTCGCATCAAGTCCTTGCTTTAACGCCCATTCCTTTAATGTTGCCTGCGTCAAGTCGATACCATAACGCCGCATAGGTGCCGTAGTACCGGAAAATACAGATTGAAGACTCTTGGCAATATCTTCCTGACTCACATCATAGAATGAAGCCATATCTCCGGCTAATTCTGTCAACCGGATAGACATTTTTGCCATTTTCCCCTGTGGAATATCAAGGGCAGTTCCCATGGCTTGAAAACGGCTTGCAAACTGTTTCGCGGACAATTCAGACATACCAAATTTTTCAATTGATGTTTTTGCGAAATTATTAATTAGGCTTTCATACTGTCCGAATGTCTGCCTTACAACGTTCTCAACCTCTGTCAGTGAGGATGATATGTCGATGGCATCTCCAAGTAGCCTAAATCCGCGGAATAAAGCCCAGTACGTTGCATACACTTTTCCGATTGCAGACGCAAGAGAAAACGACTTCTTGGTAACCGCAGAAGCACTGGAACTAAATCCGTTAAATGAGCTTGTGATGCCTTTTGCCGCTGTTCCTGCCGCTCCACCGGTACGTGATAATTTTGCCAATGCGTTTGTCATGTCAATAATATTCCGGCTTACGCTAGGGGCTTTCGACAGTTCAGACATAAGCTGTCGCATTGCCGTGGCAAGTTTCGGTATATTTTCAATCGCTTTGGTGGAACTCTGGTAGCCAAGCTGTTTGATTGCAGATGCAAGTTCGGTCAGACTCTTAACAGATGCTGACATTCCAGAAATCCCTTTTACCGCATTGGAAATCTGACGCATAGAACCAGCCGCAGCATTAATCTGCTTGCTGTTGATAGAGCCTAATTTACTTACATTTCTTGCAACCGCAGAAAAAGTCCGTGTATCAATTCCACGCATTGCCGTCATTGCCCCTGCAAGTCGGTTTACCCCTGTGGAAAGACTATTCAGATTTCCGGTACTAAGTCCAGAAAGCGCGGAAGATAAGCGTCCTAGTCTTGTCACAAGAGCATCTATCTGACCGCTTGCCTGTTGTGCCTGTGCTTGAATTTTTATTTCAAGAGACTCTAATTCCATTTATCCACCAACTTCCTATAACTTTTTTAGGTTAGCGGCTATCTTCCACATTGATAGCCGGTTAAAAAGACGGTAGGATTTGACCCTTACCGCCCTTGAATTACTTTTTCAGTTTTCCCTTTTTCAGAAGAGAAAGCATCTTTGAATTTTCCTCTGATGTAAACTTGAAATTGGAAAATCCGTTCTTTTTTGCGATTTCCGCGCGATGTTCTTTTGACACATCATCTTCCCCAACCGCTTTTAATGCTTCAACGATTGATCCAGATTTTCCGGTATACATCGAATAATACTTGCTTGCATTTTTCTTTGCTCCACTTACAACGATTGCAGTGTGACCTTTTGTACGCGTCACAAGAATGTCCCCGTTGTAAAGCAGTTCTCCGATTCGGTAAGAACCAGCATCGGTAAACAAGCCGGATTTCAAAAGAATGATTCTTTCGTTTGCAGTATTGAAATCTCCTACATCCTTCCCGAATGCATGGATAATACAAGCGCGTACAAGGGACGAACAATCGCATTCCGTCTTGACCTTTGTGTTAATGCCATATTTAATGACTCCGTAGCGTTCCGATTGGTCATAGCCGATATTTTTATTGTCAGATGCAATCTGCATAGCTTCTGCCAACTTCTCCGCAACCCTATCGTCCTTCGCCCTTAGCACGTACCATCCCTTAGAATGGTTATAAAACTTCTGCGTAGACACTTCCTGTCCGGTCTGGTCTCCGGCTTTTCCGCCAGAATAGCAGTTTCCGTGTTCATCATGCCTAGCACTTCCGATAATTACTGCCATAGCAATACCTCTTTTCTTAAACTATCTTTGGCTTTGGTAAATGTGATTTCCTTGATTCAGCCGCCCATGCTTCTTCTGCCTTAAGCATTTCTCGCATCTCTGCATCGGGATCGTCCGTATTATGCTTTTCGATGGAATCATAGCAAGTTTCTTTCACGTACTTACTATTACCCTTACCGAATGTCGCGTCTATTGCTGTCACAAGTGCTGACGTTGCATATCTGCCAAACCACATATACATTTCCATGTCGCGTTGCTTCCATTCTGCCTTATATGCATCCACATAAGGCTTAAGCAACTCTGGATTCATCATATCTATATCATCAACGGAAAATCCGTAGCCTTTCGTTACCACAAGGTAAAACGGACGGATTTCCGCAACGTAATATTCCCATGTTAGTTCTTGTTGGCTGTCTTGGATGGAGTTTTCTTTGCCGGTGTTCGATTCTTCTTCTCCGTCTCCATCATTTTCGCTAAAAAACTGTTTGACTCCAACTCATTCTCTAATTCGTTGAACAACTCAATACAGTCAATCTCACCATCGTCAATTTTTTCAGAAAGCAGATTAAGCACCTTATTAAACTGCTCATCGTATTTCTCGTTTGTATCGTAGTCATATCCAAACTCGTCCTTATGGTTTACTTGCAGTCCTACAAGAAGCATCTTAGGAAGTGTTTCAAGTAACAGTTTCTCTACGGATTCTAAACTTCCGTCCTGCTCGCTTACCGACTCTGATACATCTTTGATAAGATGTGACTTTAATGTTGGCTTAAAACCAAATTTGATTGAATATTCGCTATTTCCTAAATTTACTTTCATACTTTACCTTGCCTTTCTGCCCTATATTGGCAAGGGGCAGTGTTGCCACCGCCCCATTGTTGCTTATCTCATTGCTTCAAGTTCTGCGATCGACCGTTCATCCTCGCCTACCGGTGCGGTCGATTGCTCGTCCGATAGACTTTTTACCCCACCACTGTTACGGTGAATGTTCCATCGTTGTTATCAACGACAGTCAGCTTATCTGTAACAAGTTCTGATGCTGTACTTGGAATAACTGTTACCGTCATTTCAAGGATTTCATCGTTTCCGCCTACATCGTTAGGTGTGGCTGTTGCAGTTCCTACATATGCGTACTTCGCTACACCGCCAATACCGTCCGTTCCGTACAGATGGATAATATCAAGTTTTTTATCTCCATATCCATCCACCTTTGAAAGATATTCTTTTTCAAGGTTTCCTGTGATTTCTCTTGAATCAGAAGTCTTAATTCCTTTTTCAAAAGTCTGCTGGTCATCTTCCATCGTGGTTGACTCAACTGTGTTTGGCGGTGATGCAGGGCTTGGAACTGACTTAGCCGCAACCAAAAGATTGTATGTTCCTGCAAAATCGGCCTGTTTTTCCGTGTGCTCTTTTACAATGACACGCGTTTTATAACTTGTTGATGCCATATTTTCTACTTCCTTTCTGCTTATAGCTGATCTAAATGCTCAATGTTTCCAATTACGCGAGTTGCGCGGAATGTAACCGTTCGCACTTGCTTGGAAATTGTTTGAATTACATTTGATACCTCAAACATTTGTTGTTTAAAAAAAGACACCGCATATGCTGCGATGTCCTTAGTTGCCTTTCTTGAACCTTTGTTTGTAATTGTGATTTGAAATGTTGGGCGAATTGCGTTGATTGTCTTTGCTTCATTAGTCCTTCCGGCTTCTGTGCCACCGATTTGTCTGACTAAAAGTGTCGGGAATGTTGCGGTGCCGCCCGATTCTTCATCTTGCGTCACCTTAATTCCTCTTACCTTGCTCTCCATGTACGATTTTAAAAGGGAACATAAGGTGTCTTCAAAATCAAGTGCCCAACTATTTAACTCATTTTCCACCGAATACCTCCCTTGCAATCTTTACATACTGTTGAATAATCTGTTGTTCCGCATTATACATTGGCATTGTGGCTTTGATACCGTGGGTATAACGCCATGTTTCGGTCTTATCGTCCCAATAGTACCAACCATCTTCAAAAGCGTGTATTTGTCCCGGATACGTTCCGACACCGAATCCAAGTTCCGGTGCTTTCGGGTTCTCTTTGGAGTTATAAAAAATACCGGCTCCAAACTCTACCGCCAGCAAAGTATAGAACGGTTCCCTATCTTCTGACGTTACCGTTTTTCCGGTTGCAATCAGAATCGCATTTGAAGTCATTAACTGTGGTGCTTTATCCACCCTTACCGTTATCGTGTTTCCTAATGGGGATTCCGATATGTGTTGTATTGCCGCTGTCTGACCTATCTGTGCAAGCCTAGAAACAAGTAAATCACATTTAGCTTGTAAACTATCGCGGTACTTTTCTAATTCCTTTATGGCGGCTTGTATGGATTTAGAGGATAATGTCATTGAAATAGTTTTCTTTGCCATGCGATCACCTACTTAATATTTTTCCGAAGCAAAAACAAATCCGTAGTCAGTCCTTCATCAGCAACGCCTTTTACGATGTAGTCTGCGGTTTCTGAATCCACAAGTCCATCATCAGTGCGTTTGACTTCCGAACGTTTCCACACCACATCGCCGGCTTTCAGTGGCAAATATCCTTTATCCGTGACAAGCTGACAGTATGATGTACTGTCATCAATTCCAAATTCTTTCACAAGAGCTTCCGACAACTTATTGCTGATATTGGCTTGAAATGTCGTAGGTTCTGAAAACCCTTCAACTTCCTCGCCTTTTGGAATCTTGTTGCCTTCGGAATCTAAATAAGGTACAAAGTTCCCATCGGAATCCTTGTACCCTTCATAGACAATATCCCCATTTTCATCAGTTTGTGGAATAAATACCCTCTGACCAGATTGCGAATACTTCATTTCCTGCTTGTTAATGTCAAGCATTGGTGTTTTCCTCTGGGATTCCGGCAACACTTGTCAGAAGCGATAACACTCCGGCAAGGACTGATGCAGAAAGAACATATTTCCAATCCACCGCACCCATAAATGCCGCCGTTCCAATTCCGGCAACCGCCGCCTGTGCAACCGTCTTGATTGCTCGGATTCCGGCTTTTTTAGTCCAATCCTTCCAATTCCTCATGGCTTTTATCTCCTTTCCCTATATGAATCTCTTCAATCTCATGTTTCATTTTCGTAACCATTCCATTTCCACCTAACGCATGGTACGCATCATACATCTCACAGAAGTTTTGATAGGCATATGACGGTATTTCTCCGATTCTGGTGTACTTTGCATGGTATTCAATAAGTTGGACGCGCAAAAGAAGCATTGTTCCTTTACTGTTCGCATCCCTGCTTTTCTTTTGCTGTTTAAGAAGCCAAACTATATATCCGAGCACTATCGGAAGTGCCACAAGATAAGTTTGAATCAAAATACTTTTCATTTGAATCTCCTTTTGACGCACTGCCCACCACCGCTTAATGTGCGCCGCCTGCAACCATAATGGTCACGCTCAATCTTCTTTAATTTACAAACGGAAATACTCCGACAAAAAGGCTTTCAGGGTTTCTCCATGTCCGGTTCACACCGTTTTCGGATAGACTTGCCATGTATGCTTCGCCTGCCTGCGACCGATTATATACAGCCAAATCAACCATAATGTCTTCATAGTTCTTAACATCACTGTCAATCCGTTCTTGTGTGTATGTTTTAGGGTAGTTCCGTCTTCTGATAATCTCTTTTCTTGCCTGCTCTAAAAGCTGTTCAATCAAAGGGTTACATTCTTTTTCATCAAACACAACTTTATCGGACTTTTCTCCGGTCACTTCATCCTCTACCTCTTCTATATGAAATTGTTTTAAACGAATCTTTACTTGTTCGACAAGTGTGTATGACATAAGCGATCTCCTACAGATTAAATTTTGCAATCAGAATTTCTTTCAGTTCCGCACCGCTTGTTGCTTGTGCATTTTCAATTCCCTGCTCCGCGGCAAGTTTTTGCAAGTCTGCGGTACTCATTCTGTTGATTTCGGTCTTTGTATACCCAACGGAAGGTGCCGAAGAATTACTCTCCGGCACCTCTTCTCCTGCGTTATACCATTTACCATTATGAATCACTATATATGGATATTTCATAGTTGCACCCCCTACTCTTCGCTATGAACCTCATATACAAATGTGCTATCCATATTTTCATACGATGGAAGTACGACCTCGGATGCAAATGTTGACATCTTCATAGGTGGTCCATACTCTGTCTTTGTAGCGACTGTAATACCTACACCATATGTTGTTACATCAACATCAGCTACCTGTCTTGCAGTTCTTTCTTCCGGCGTAGTGCCAAACCAAGTACTACCAAGGCTGCCTTCTGGAAGAAGTGTAACCTTGTTATCCGGGTAGAAGTACTGCTCTTTTTCATCATCATCAATGTACATCTTATCGTAAAGTACGATAGTGAGCTTCGCCCTCTTCTGTACCACCGAAATAACAGTATCATCGTCAACCTCAATAGTTGCTGTAAGGTTCTGTGCAAGAATTGAATTTCTTATCTGTGCATTGTCGAGCAGATATTGGAATGTATTGCTGTTCATAAGCGCATATCTAGCAATCTTACCCTGCTTCTGCAACTTCTTTCTTGCATTGTTAAGGTCTGTAAGTGGCTTTGAATTAGCTGTGTCGCTCCACATGCTTGTGCCGGATAACTTTGCGTAATGGTCTTTTGCGTATGAACCATCCTTGTCATAATCGTAAGCATACTGAACGCCATCACTTACAATAGCAATTACCGGATGACCTGCATTTGTAGAAAGAAGTGACATTCTCATACGCTCCGGTACAACTTCTGCACCGCTTACAAGGTTGTTAGTATCGTCATATACGCTTGATAAAGCACTTGCAAGGTAAGGGTCGTCTTCTGATTGAATGCGCTCGATTTCAAGCATTTCCTCTTCACCAACTGTCATTCCCTCACGGAAAAATGCCATCTGTGTTTTTTCCTTGCTTAATCCGCCTCTAGCTCTAAGAGTTGGGATTGTGTCAAAGTTAGATGGTGCAAGCGAAACCGGTAAACCCTTGTGTGTCTTAATCCAACTTAAATCAAGTCCCTGCTTCTTTCTTTCTGGAAACCACTGTAAACCAAGATAAGGTATCTGATTACTAGCGTTTTCTGTTGCCGATAATGCAATAGACTTACTGTCTAATACTTCATTAATTAACATCTATTTACCTCCTGTTATTATTCAAATACAATCATTGGAAGAGCTGTTTTAACTGCTGCGTCATATGTAACGCCGGAATTTGCTTCTGCTACTTTCGTGTTAAGGTATGCTTTCTTGAGCAGTACTCCTTGTGGTCTGTCTTCTGTTACATCAAATCTTAAGATTCCGATTGCTGTTGCTGTATTATCAGCCTTGCCATTTGCTCCGATTGGAGTACCTGCTTTGACAATCTTCTTGCCCTGTGCGTTTTTAGTTGTTACACCATCAAAATCAAGCGTTAATGGGATTGCTTCATTAGGCTCTCTCTTTAAAATCTGAACATCTCCTGCGTATAAAGTCTTTTCATACTGCATATTCATTTCCTTTGCCATTTCTTACCTCCTGTTATTGTTGAATGTAATGTGATAAAACGTCATTGTTCTTAGGTGCATTAGATATAAGGCTTTCTGCTATCTTTTCAGCATTTGTCTTATTATCTGCACCGGCTTTATTACCGCCAGCCGTTCCACCGCCCGGATTTGTACTGCCTTTAGCAATTTCCTGTTCCTTGGCTTGCGCTGCAGCGGTCTCTTTTTCGGACATAATCTTTCCAAGTTCGGCTGTATCAAAGCTGCCATCTTCTTTTACAATTGTTTTTGCCTGTTCTGCGGTTACTTTGAAATCGGTCATAGCTTTTTCGCGCAAATCTCTAATAGCATTATTTTTCTGCAATTCTGCGATCTGCTGATTAGCTGTGTCTAATGCCTTATTTGCCTTTTCAAGCTCTGTCAGATTTCCAGCCTGCAATTCGTCAAGCTGTTTCTGTAAACCATCTGCTGCGTCAGCTTTAGCCTTGTAGCCATCAGCTCTTTCTTTCTCTTTCTTTGTTTCGCCATTTACTTGATTCAGATAATTGCTTACCTGTTCATCCGTAGGCTCTGCCACTCCGATAACGATAAGGTTCTGTTTTGCCTGTTCCCTTGTCATAAATTACCTCCGATTCACTACGCTTTTTTACGTTGGTTGCTCAACTTGTGATTTCTCCTATTTCACGCATAGGTGCAAAATTTATAAAATAAAAACAGCCACCAATTACTCGGTGACTGTCTTATCTTCAAATTTATTATTTTGTTTTATGCCACTTGTCGGCACCAGTTGGGGTTTCTAAAGCTCTTTCTGTTGACCACCCTCGTTTTATTCTTGAATATAATACTTTAGGGTCAAATCCTAGATGCTTCGCCCATTCAGAAACTGTTTTTGTTTCTCCTTTGTATGTCAAATACCTCTTACCTGCGTTTGAATTTTTCTTTACTTCGGTAGTCAGTGCCTTTTCTGCTGAATACCCGTTATTCAATCTCCAACGAATAGTTGATTCTGATATTCCTACTTCATCTGCCCATTCTTGTAAGCATTTTGTCTTTCCTTGATATTCAAGAAAGATAGTATTTGTTCTATTATTAGCTTGGATTTTTGCATCTGTAAATCTGCAATTATTTGGCTCATAATTACCATTTACATCTATCCGGTCAATACTTTGTTCTTTTTGGTGTTTATTTTCATCAAAACCATTTTCGTAAGCCCATTTCGCAAAGTTCCTCGCCCCGTCTTTCCCTAACCATTCCTCGCATACTTTAATCCCTCTCCCACCGTATTTCTCATACTTCCCATCATTAGGATTGTAGCACCTTGCTTTCATGCTTTCCCAAGTTTTATAAACTCTTTTACCTGTCAACCCATGTGTAACATGTCTTGCCATTTTCTTATCTGGCATATAATCATCTCCTTTACATGTATTATATCATAGTTGCTAGCAACTTGCAAGTTACTTGACAATTACTTGATGGTAATTTATACTACACAAAAAGAGGTGATAATATGCCGCAAGGAAAAATTTCAGAAAGTAAAGTTAAAACTACAATTGTTATGGAAAAGAAGCTTAAATCTTCTCTTGAGATTATTGCAAAAGAAGAAATTCGCTCTCTTAACAATCTCATGGTTAGTATTTTAACTGATTATGTAAAAACAAGAACCGATAGGAATTAGCTTGTCGGTTCTTGTTTTTTTGTATTCTCATTTTCTTTTTTTACCATATCTACTGTTTTATACAAAACATCGAAATATGGCTTTGATTGTATAAATACTTTTTCGGCATCTCCCCATAATCCACAAGTAGATACTGCTATTCTTGGATTTATTCCAGCTTTTAACATTTGATCGAGTGCTTGCGTTTTTGTATATAAATTATCAAGAGGACTATGGTTGATTTGAACATCAAAATCTCTTGCCGTAAGCCCTAAATCATGGTCTTTAATTCTTATTACGTTTAATATTACTTTAGCCAATCTCTTTTCCGATGTTTTTATTATCGGGTCTTTTTGTTTAGCCCTGGTTTTAGAGAAGTCCCATCCTGCCCTTAAAGATACCGCCCCCTGTGTATCACCACCAGAATTTTGCGATTCTCTTGTCGGTATAGCAAGAATGGACTGTGCATTATCCCACAAATCATCCTTTGCGACTTGGCACTCTGTCTGGTTCAGCTCTTGTGTCATAATGTCAACATCTGATTTATTCTGCTCATTATTGGATTTTACCGTCAGCGCATGGGAAATCTTCATTTTTTCAAAGGTTTCCGGGTCAATGTCGCAATTTACAAACTTTATCCAAAACTGAACAAACTGCTCAACGCCATCCATTCTGTTTGACTGCATTGTATTGATTGCATCCAATAGTCCGATCACAAGCTCAATATCAGAAATGCGCTCATGGTTGTTCGGGAACTCAACAATCGGGATTCCGCCAAAGCCATGCAGTTTCCAATCTCGAACCTCTCCATTTACAATCTTGCATTCGTAAGAGTCCGTGTAGCAGAGTTTATACATCTGTCCATCGGCATCCTTAAGCTCTTGGATTGCTAAAAGTGGTTCTTCTGTGGATTGGCTGTAGATAACAAACGTATTCATTGGTGTTGGTGCGACAATTCTAAATGGTATATCTCCATTTGCAAACTGCACCGCCTTAAATGACGTTCCGGTTGCTGATTGCCACTCTCCTGCCTTAATGTCCTTTTCCTGCTTATTAGCATCGGTCAGATAATCGTTAAATTCATCAACCGCATTGTTTATACGGTCATCGTCTTTCCTACTAATAAGCTGAATTGGCTCACCGTAAGTCTGACCAACCTTGAATTGAACAATCTCATAGGCATGGTTTTCAGGCACCTTATTGGTTATATCCGCATTTTGCACCTTTGTTCGGTACAATACAGGCTGATCGCCCTTGTAATAGTTCCACAGATAACGGATGATCGTCTTGTTGAAATAAAATGCACCAATGCAGTTTCCGACAACATTCACGATATTGTCTGCCGTAATCTGTTCTACGTTAGCATATGCAATTTTTCTTCCGTATCTGCCTTTTACAAGGTCATGAAAATACTGTGTATTCATATAAATAAAACTCCACTACTGCAAGCGCGTTTCGGTATTGGCTTCGTTTCAATTTTGCCTGTTGCCACGCGATAAATCACAATATGATTGCATTTTTTACATTTACACGGATGATCTATCGTAGATCTCCCATCATAATGTCCGGCAATTCTTCCACAATCCGGGCAATATATAGTTACTTTTTTCATAGCAACCTCTTTCTTGTAAATAAAAAACACCGCCATTTCTGACAGTGTCTTTTACGGGTTATATGCTTTTGGGGGTTGTAGGAATTTGCTTTTCTACTCTTTTAGTATACCATGCAAATTTTAGGAAATGTTGTGAAAGAGTGTGAACTATTGTGCACTTTTATGCACTCTTTCCAGAGTAAAGCTGTCCATAACGTCTTTCAAACTCCTGCAATGCTCTTTTCCTAAGTTTCATAATGTTCCTGTAGGAATATTTCATCTCAACGGAAATCAAGTTCCAATCTTTCCCATTGACGTAATGTGATGAAAGCACGATATATACATCTGTATTATCCATACTGTCAATTTGCGATATGATAATCCGTCTTTTATCAACCAATTCATCTACAAGCGTCTGGATCTCATTCTGTAAATCAACAATTTTCGATACCGCGCTCCCCATTTTATCGGGATTGCCGGATGATTGCACATCCACCTCTTTCGGGGATATGGATATGGAAGTTGCCATATCGGATAGCTTCTTGATTTCTTCCAGCTTATTTGCAATCGCATGGTCAATTCTGCTTATCTGTGAAAGATATTTGTCTGTTGTCATATCCTAATACCTCCTAAATGGGTTTACTGCCGCTTCTACCTTTGCGGTATTGTTTGGGTTTTCTATAAACATTTCAAGCTGAGTTAAACCGTCTGCCGCATCGTCGTGTTCATTACCACCAATACTTACAAACATAGAAAGTTCATCCATAGCCGCTTGATATTCGTCATTTCTATAGTATCTTGTTACTCCAAGATCTGAATCTTTCTTCATTTGATCTTGTGTCGGTCGGTGCGTATCAAGAAATATGAATTTTCTCTTAATATCCCCGGAATATGCTATGATTTTCGATAACTTTTCAACCTTGTTTGGTGCTTTTCTGCTTGTGCATGAGCATTTATAGTCCTGTGCCTGTAGCTTTTCATCTACATATTGGCAATACAGATCGCCCCCGGTATTTCCCTCAAATCTTGTCTGCCGAATCTCATTCCCGATAATTCGTCCAACAACAAGAGGGATTGTTACCTCTTTCGGGCCTTTGTTGAATACCCAATCGTAAATATAAACATCACCGTTTTCATATTCTGCCCCAATCGGCATTGACAAGCTATCGCCGCCGCCCCAGGCAACATCCACAACTCCGATGCGTCGGAAATCTCCGTCCGGTAGGATTCCGTTAAATAGTCTCAAATCCGTATAAAGCAATCCTTCGCGGACATATGGTTGCTGCATAAACTTAGCCATCCATTCGGCATTGTCAAGCTTATCTCGCATATCCCGATAGTATTCCGTGGAAAATCCGTTGATTTCATACGCGAAATTACTTTCGTCATTTTCATTAAGTGCCGGAATCTTACGGAATCGGTATTGTGGATCATGCTCATATTGCTTTCTCATGCGCTCCAATGGATCTAAAACGTTCCAAAGAGTACCAACCATCAATTCCCTTGCACCGTCATTTTTACGGTCAACCATCTTGTTTAGGTACTCTTGGTATGTGCTTTCCATTCGAGTAGGGCTTAATGAATGCTCACGATCACGAACCAAGTCATCGACATATAAATATCCGTCTTTTGAAACATCGACCGCTCCTGTCCATGTTCCATCAATACCACGGCACGTTACGGTTGCGAATCTGTCCGGATCTCCAAGCGTGATCGTAAATTCGTCCGCGCTCTTGTCTGTCGGAATTGATGCGCTTGCGTATTCCGGATGCCAATAAGCAAAAAGTTCAGCAAACGTATATTCTTCCGTGGTAAAAAGATTCATCAGTTCTTTGTAAAATCCTTTTGCCAAAATACCGGAGTGACCGCCCATAGCACTATGGCTGTTTGGTCTGCGCAAAGCTACCCACGCAAGAAAGAAAATACAGATAGTCGATTTACCGACACGCGATGGCATTGACAATCCGTAAAATTTAATCTTCCGGTTTTCCAAATCTTCAAGATCTTGAGCGACTATATTCAGTGTCTTGCGGCGTGGATAATAAAACCGTTTACTCCAATTTCTTTTGCGCTCCATAAAGTAAATAAAGCTCTCGAAACGATAAAAGCTCTCTAATCGCAAGACTTCATAGAACTGATCCACAAGTTTGTATCCGCCTTTAATGTCGTGATCCTGCGCATATCGTTCAAGTTCCCATATGCTACCACCCGCGTTTTTCTGCGTATATTCGTTTATTAAAGCCTTTGTTCTTTCGGTTATAGTCAATCCATAGTCAACGTCTTTTTCCGTCCGAATCGCCACATTGCACGCTTTCAAAAGGGCATCTATTACCTGTTCATCAACGCCTTTTCTCTTTATGTAATTTTCATATCCATTTACTGCATTGATTAACTGCCTTGAAGCCAAATAAAAAGCACCTCCGCAAAAGCAGAAGTGCCTTGACCTCTGCCTATAACTGTTTTAGGGTAGCGACTAACTCCATTTGTTAGCCGGTTGTATTTTAATTGTAATATACCATTTTGTGGCACAATGGGCATTCACACTTGTAGTTATCGCCTTCCCTTTGATCTCCACAATATTCATATTCAGTCTTTTCCGCTTCAAAAACGGTTTTGCAATTCTTACACTCAAACTTTAAAGGTTTTCTTTCGTACCTAAGGCTGCCTTCTTTGATTATTTTCATTTCCAATGCACCTTGAACCCTTTCTTTTTATACTCCTCTACGGCTTTTTTAAGGCTCATATCGTCCTCATACTTTTCATTCAACATAATCACCACATTACCTTTTTCAATGCCGTATATGTTGCAATTTGCAAGTTTCTTAGCCGTTCCAAGGATAGCTTTTGCCTGCTTGCGGCTCATTTCATAGGTTTGGGTTCCCATATTAACAGTCATTTCTCATAAACCTCCTTGTTTCCTCAATTATTTTAGAGTCTCTAGCGGAAGTCATTTCAGCGTGGCTTTGTGGCAACCTGCCAAACCTTTTCAAAGAATATTTTTCTAACACTTCTCTTGAAATATCTATTCCAAAATTTATCATCGCTTCTTTAGATGTCGGTTGATACTCTGATAAGGGATTGTCAATGTTATTCATTCCTCATAAACTCCTCAAAATCTTTCCTGCACTTAGGGCATAAATCATATGTACGACCAAACGGAAATAATCTGCTTGAATGAATCTCTTTGATTTCTCCCCTTACGTTTCCATCTTCAAAAATTGGACTTGGAGTAAAATAATCACCAATCGGCATAAATTCAAGTTCACTTATTGGTTTTACTTTTATTTCTTCACCGCACCTATCGCAAGCGAGCCATTCTTTTTGATGTTTCATATAAACCACCCTCACTTATCACATTCGATTCCCGGAATGAATGTTCTTTTACCTATACAAGCATCTTCAAAAGTCGTAGTTTCTATTGAACATCCGCAACTAACCGGGTCTAATGGACAATTTTCATGATTAATACATGTGCATAAAATTTCTTTTTCCTGCTTCATCATTCCACCGCCTTTCAAACTAACCCTAGCATACATAAAATATCAAGTTCCGATATTTCTCTTGTTCCCTCTCTTGTGTGCGTAATAATTTCTTCCATCGAGCATTTTTCCATATCGTTGCACTTACTCTTATCAAAATTTCTCGAAAAACAGTAATGTAGACAATACCCATATCCGACTCCAAGTAGAGTACCATGAATACTTTTACAGACAACATTGTAATTTTCTGTTTTTAAAATATCATGTTCTCCATCTAAGAAACATTCTTTTCCGTTGTTGTCCATCTTCTTTTTGAGATATTCAAGAAAAATTCTTATGTCTTTTTCTGAATCGGAAATATACAAAATAGAATCCTTCTCTCTGTCATCAATTATTTGTTTCGATTCATTGCCACAAAAATCACACATATTACACCAACTTTCTTCCGCAGATAGGGCAAAAATTAATTTTTACGGCTCCTGCAACCTCTTTTCCATCGCTATTGTCGAAAATCATGTTATTTTCAGCTCCAAAAAGAACTAAATTCCCTTTACCATCAATGATTTTCTTTTTATACGAGCAAAATTCACACATATTACACCTCAATCATAGCAAAAATCGGAATCCTCGCGAGATTCCGTGTCTTTTGTTTGATATAAATATTCCACAATGTTTTCATCATCGAATAGCGGTACAGGGAATCGAACCCTGTCAGCCAAAACCATACCAACCGCTTTCAAATCTGCAATTTCTAATCACGGAAGGGGTTTCTGTTTCCAATGATACCGCTACCATCCATAAGTCTCCCATCGACCGGAACTATTGCAGTAGCACCCGACTAAGTGGAGATAAGGAATTGATGTGGCGAGGATTTGAACCTCGCAGAAAAGATTTACTTTCTCATAATGTCCCTGAGAAATACTTTCTCTGTATTGCATTTTGCAATAGACATTTCATAGCGTTTACCCATTCCGCCACACATCAACGCCCTATTTCGGGCAAGCGCAGTGTGTAGGATTCGAACCTACAAGGCGAACAAACGCCCGACCGGATAGCAACCGGCTCCAATTCCATTATGGGAACACTGCCAAATTGACAAGATGCACTCGTTCAAAGGCTACCAAACGCATAGGGATATTTTCGAGTGTCCTGTCTGAACTGCTTTTGTTGTACTTCCTACTCGCAGCCTGTTTGTTGTGCGTTTCTTTTATAATCCACTTCGCATACTCCTGTTAAAGAATACGCAAGACCTATCGTTGGGATTGCAGGAATCGAACCCGCGACAACCCGGATATAAGCCGTGTCTTCTGCCACTGAATTAAATCCCAATACAGTGATCGGTACGAGATTCGAACTCGTGTTACCACCGTGAAAGGGTGGTGTCTTACCGCTCGACTAACCGATCATAACCGCCACGAGACGGTTAGCAATATGTTTTACGTGCTATGCGTTACACGATCATGCGCCGTGGGATAGACGCATGATAGAATACCACCGGACGGTCTCGCACCGTCCTTAACAGAATCGTCCTAGTGGCGAAAGGAGGAACCCAAATGCTTGAATCACTCAACCAAGGGTTCAAGTACATATGAAAAACATACGTGGTTACATGGAACGTCAACATGCAACCAATTAGGCTACCGGGATTCGAACCCGGAATACAGGAATCAAAATCCTGTGCCTTACCATTTGGCGATAGCCCATCATTTCCAAATGACCATAATATTCATTGCAAAGATCGCGTATGAAAGCAAATACCCCATTGCGTTTGAATTGTCTTTTTGTTTTACCTGTCCTCCCATAAGTCCAAGTATTACAAGGGAATCTATCGCCGTAGCGATTATATTTAAAATCATATCAATATCTCCCATCCTCAAAGCTGTGTTCCTGTTTGAATCGTTCCATTTCATTTACGCTCATGCCGAAGATCCCGGCAGATGAATCAGAGTCCGTATGTTCGAAATACTCGCCCTGCTGTGGAAACATAAACCGAAACATAGCGTAATTTGCAACATCACACAGGTATTCAAGGTTTCCGGTCTCTTCAAACTTGGCAAGATTCATTTTCAAGCTTTCGATTGCATCCACATTTCCGGTAGAAAAGTTCATTCTTGCCGGTCCGTATTTGTAATACGACTGTTCAATCAATCCTTTGCGTTTTTCATCAAAGGTTTCGGAATACTCGGTTTTCATCAACTCATTGCTGCAGCTTGCCATTACACATCGCCCTCCGCCCTGTGGTTTGCTCTTTCAATGTCAAACCCTTCCGGATAACGTGCCTTAAGTTTGTCTACGTTCATTTGCATGATTTCATCAAGGCTCCAGCCGAAGGATTCGCAAAGCATTGCAAGATACCAACAAATATCGCCAGCTTCTTTCTTAGCATGGTCAATATCAAGCTGTTTCTCGTGGAAAATCCACTTTTTAATCATGTCGTTGAACTCTCCAACCTCGCCGGATAATCCAAGGCAAGCATTAAAGATGCCACCAAGATCGTAATTTTGTACTTCGGATGCGATATTGTTCTTTTTGCAAAATTTAAGCAAATCGAGTTTATCCGAAATTCTTTCTGTCGCCTTGTGGTTTTTCGTCCGCATGGCTAATTTCTGGTACTCATTTCCGGTCATATATCATTCTCCTGTCCGAAACACTCTTTTTGTTTTTAAAAATTTTTTGGAAATGTAGTTGCGATTCGCAACGTGAAAGTGAATTGTTATAAATTTATTATACCCTATTTACGGTGAAAGTCAATGGGTGTGTTGTAAGTGGCTTTTTATCGTTATCGGTAAAGCACTATTGCGCTATAACCTTTCTTACAGCCATTGAATACGTGTGTAGAATATTTAATGTCTACTACCTCGTAAGACTCGGATAGAGACTTTATCATTCTATTTACCTCTTCTTGAAATTCCTCTGAGTCTGTAGAATCTATTGACTCTGTAATTTTCAGTGGATTCATGTATGCTCCTTTGCTTGAATAAGGCTTTTTATTTTTTGAGGTATTTAAGGGACTTAGTATCCGCCCGGTGGTCTTTCTGTTAGACCCCTCCCCATCCTTTTCTTGCAAACATGGAAACATAAAATGTTTTCCATTTCGTTTTGTTGTCATTGTGTGAAAATCAAATTGTTTTAATACAATTTACGTCATGCCCTTGCAACTATTCGCAAAACCTAACTTTTCCGAATAGTTCACGAATAGTCGAAACGCTATAACCCTTGATATTACTGCATTTGCGAATTGTAGAATAATCACACACAATTTAAACCGTATTATTTGCCGCTGCATCCGTGAATTGTGTATCAATTGCGTGCAATTCTTGGCTCTTTTTCTCGTCCAATCTTGGCAGCTCTTGCGCTGTAATTGCCCTTCTTTGGGTGGCATTATCTCCAATGCCTGGCTGATTCATGCCAAATTCGTTATTTCCCACGAACATAGTGCCTACAGGGCTGTTGGAATCATACGCACGATCTAGGATGCAATCCTTACGAGATCGCTGTAATTTTTGCCACATCTTGAAAGCCAACGAACTTGGTTCTTCTGTACTCCATATATCCATTGTGTTGGTTGGTATATTACAAAAATAACTAAATGCTACTGTACTTACCAGCTTGCTGTAAACATTGGAGATGTATATATAATAATCACACAGCTTATATAATACCTCTCTATCGTATCTATTGCAGTTAGTCGGTATAGTTGCATTACCAAGGGGTTTCAAGCTCTTATCTTTTAGTATCGATGTATCCGGGAATAGATGCATACCAACATACTGCATAACAGCTTTCCATTGTCTCTGTCCGGCTTTTAACAAATCTTCGATGTGAAATTCTATACAAGCGTTGTCTATTAAATCCTGTACAGTTGATGTGTATATCTGCACTGTACCTAGATCCACTATAAGCCTTGTAATATCTACATTCTCTACATCCTGCATATATTCACACCCCCAATCTGTTTAATGTCTCTGCTTTTGGTATACACTATTTCCGGGATTAAAGTCAAGCCTTAATTTTTTACGGTGGTATTATATACTTACGCCGCGCGCGTATGCGGATATAACTTAAATATAAACCTATAGGCTTTAGATACAGTGTATTATTATTAATCTAAAAGATTAAGAAAAAGAGAGAGAAAGAGAAACATAGTTCTGAAAAAGCGACGTCAGACGATTGTGTCGCCTTATGTCATACGATTGTCAGACGATTTTTTGTAAAAACTGATACTATTCTATCATTTTGTGGCTTATCAAAGACTTGACGAACCTATCCTTGTTTATAAAAATTTAAGAAAAGTTTTATAGCTTGTTTACAGTTTTTCGGAGATTTTGTAAGATATGCCCGGGTGCGTTGTTTATTTTTGGATATGGCAAAAAGAAAAAGACAGCCGGAAAAGCTGCCCTTTGTTTGAAAATATTTACTTGCATTTTGTCTGATCTGATGATAGACTATAAATATGTCGCGCGGCGTGGATGCTTGCCGTTGTGGTTCTGCCAGCAATTCCGGCAGACACGGATTGAAATAATTATATTCTTAGTGACAGAAAGAGAGTGGGTCAGATTTTTAGTCTTTCCCACTCTCTTTCTGTGCCATTAAGCACTGGATAAATAATAATCCTGTTTCTATTCCCACCTTTTACAAGGTGCTTTATTATATTACAATGCATTTTCTTACTTGTCAATAGCATTTCCTATCCAAAACGCTTCTATTGGAATGTTATTTTTAAACAGAACTATATAATTTTGTTCTAATTTATTTGAATCTAGGCTATAATTTCCGTCTGCTTTCCAAGAATAACCGGATTCCTCTCTACTGCTTGTTTGCAAAGAGTTGTCTAACATATTCTCGACGAAAGATTTAATTTCTTCTTCTGTGCCATTTTTAACCCATTCTTCAGAAAATTCAAGATACCCACTTTCTTCCTCTATCTTGTAATATTCTATATTTCCATTTTCGTCATAGCTTTCGTTATCTAAATATATTCTATTGCAAAATATTCCTTTCATTTTTCTTTCCTCGCTTTCTTTTTTAATGTTTGCCGATTGTCTGTATGATACAGCCAAAATCTCCGGCGCGATATATATTTATCTCCTGTGCATTAACCCGGTATGTCAATTCGTCATCATCATAAATCTTGAGCCAGTGCTTAAAATCAGCAACTTTTTTATAATGCGCACCTATCTCCGCGTCCTCGTCAACGACGTATGCCATATAACTTCCGTCTTCGCCAAAATCAAGAGTGCTTGTTTTCAACCCGTTTTCGTCGCATCCAACAAGTATTAATGCCGCAATATCGCTTGCCCCTATAAACCTTTTCTCGTACTCTTTGTAGCTTTTCATTTTGTTTCCTCTCCTGTTCTATTCGTTCTTCCCTGCTTCTATAATATTTCATTTTGCTTTTCCAGAAGAATTAGCAATGCATTCATTGTCATTTTCCGAATGTATTCATCATCCTGTAGTTCATTCTCTGTTATTGGCTGATCTTTATCAATAAAATCATAATTTGTATAAATCGTAACTCCTGGATTATCTTTGCACCAAACCGCTACGATCTTATCGCCGCCAAATTCTGCAATATCTTCCTTTAACTCTCCTATCAGTTCTGAGCACTCAAAACTGATTTTTATTCCTTGTTTGTTTGTAAACGCCATATTTATAACCTCCTATTTTCCCATTCGCCTTAGTTGTCAATGGCTCTTGTTAAATATCCGTATATCTTAGTCTGCTCAAACTTTTCCACGTCCTTTCCGTTAAAGTGAGCCCCCACTTCTTTTTTCGCTTTCACCTCGCACTCTTTTTCATCGTCATAAAACCAAACGTAACAATTAGTTACCTTAATGCACTTTAGCGGTTCAATGCTTGGTGATGTTGCTGGTGCGTAATATTTCCCGATTTCAAATTTTTTCATGGTATTTTCCCTCTCTTTCTTATTGCTTCTGTACCAGCTCGTAAACCAAGGCGTCAATACGTTTTTCCATTTCGTCAAACTCGCAAGTCTCATTTTCCTGAAACGCTGGCATTAGTACATAACTTTCAAACGCTTTTGTTATGTCGTTCCCCTTTCGGCTCTGTGCTGTTTTCTTGATCTGACTATACTATAGCACACATATATCACTTTTGCAAGTGATATTTTATTTTTTTTGCAATTTCTTTTTCAGTTCCAAATCTTCCGGACTCTCTACATATATAAAGATGTCTTTCGGCTGCATATCCAAAAGCAGACAAAGATTATTAATGCTCTTTGCATTTATATTTGTGTCCTCACGTTTTATTTTTTTGAGCGTTTCTTGACTTAACAATCCGCTTGTTTTAGCCATGTAGGAGTTAAAGCCGATGCGCTCCAACGCGTCCCCTACATCAAATCTGTATTTTAGCATTGCGTACCTTCCTTTCTATATAGATTTTCTTAAATCAATCATACTTTTCCTATCCGGAAAAGTCAAGAAAAATATTTCTAAAAAAAGTGATATTTACTATTGACTGTCACTAAATTTAGTGATATGATACAAGCATCAAATGAAGCACAGAAAACAAAAAAGGCGGTCACTCCTACCAAGAACGAACCGCCACCAATCAAAAAAGAAAGGTAGCTATATTATAGCACAGGTAAAAAGAAATGAGAAGAACAAACAGCAAAGAAGCAATGGAAGCAATTAAAAACGCAATCATGGAGAGCTACGAAGCAGCAGAGGAATATTACACATATGACAACAAGGAAGCAAAGACAGACTACAACGACATATGCAAAGACATTTTAACGGCTTTTGAGAACGAGAAAGTTAAATATGATTGTCAGTATAGAGCCGGAAGAATTAGTAAATATTCTTTGTTTTGCGACTGGATGGCAGGACTTCCTACAGCTTTCCCTATTTCTGATGATATTTTTCTTGGCTCTGCCGTTGATTGGCTTGCTGATATTTTAGACGAGACAGAAGAGGAAAAAGGCAGATATACAGAGGATAAGGCAGAAGCGACAGCATGTAATCTGCTTTACAGAGAGCTTACAAAACACGCTGCAAAAGCAAAATAATTAATTAGCAAGGTTGGCTTTTCCGGGGTTCGATTCCCCGGCTTGCTTTTACCGGAATGACCGGGAAATTTTGAAAATATGGAGGAATAAAGACATGACAAGAATTGAAAAAATGAGGAAAGACGGATACCCGAAGATTATAAAAGGAAACGGAGGATATAGAGCATATTTGAAAGATATGCAACCTCTAGGCGGCGGCGATTATATGGCTATATATCGCTATCCCGGTGGGGAATGCTGCCACAGCTTAGAAGAAATACAAAAATGCTTTGAAATCATCGAACAATAGCCGCCGCAGAGAATGCGCGCCGGATCACTACCGGCGGCGGCTTTTACTCAAAAATGAGCAAATAAAAGGAAAGAGGTATAAGAAATGGAAGAAAGATATATTTTGCACACGGGAAAAGGTGTGCAGATCGTAACAGAATCGCAAGCAATTAACAACGCGCTAGATCAAGAAAAAAGTGGCGTTATTCCGCGTTACTCATTCCTGGATTATAAAACCGGTGAAAACCTCACACCGCCCGGATGGCTCGTGTGGTCAACTTTTGCGGACGGATGCGGCGTTGTGTACCGCAGATCTGACGGAAAAATGATCGTAACAACAGGATTTCAAGGGGATTTTGTTGTAATTTAAGGCGGTACCATTCCGCCTTTTTCGCGTGCTTGGTGCATCCGTTCCGGTTCGATTCCGGGAGCGCGGACTACATGGAAATCGGTTTCCATGCGCAAATTGACAAATAAACACAATATAAGGAGGTGGGAAAGATGGGAAAATATGAGTATATCGGAAAAAGGGAAATCATGCGCCGGGTGTCTGCCCTTGGTTATCTGGAAATATCCGGCAAAATGTGCGGCTACTCAAAGTTTGAGGGCGTGGAATGGGTGGAGTCTGCAAAAATCAAAATAACCGCGCAGCGTGGCGGTGACTGGTTACAGATCACGCAAAGACCGGAAAACATAACACGCACTTACAGCCGATACGATGGGAAAAACTATCTTGACAAGTGGTAAAATGCGGTCTATGCTAGACTATAACTACAGCCGGGCAAGCGTTTTCTGGCGTTTGCCTGTGATTGGCAATAACATCAAATATCATCAGCGCATTATCTATATATGGCATAGCATATAGTGTATTTGTGTTATTTGCGGAATGCCGCAGATAATTGCACGTTTGTTACACGTTTTTGGAAATCCGCGAAAATGGAATATTGACCCAAAAAACGCTACCCACAGGGGGGTATAAAAAAATTACGAAATATTTTTTGGGGCGCGGGAAAAATTTTCTTTCGTAAAAAACCCGCCAGTTAGGCGGGTTTTCTTATTTCTTCTCTTTCATTACAATTTCTAAATCAAGCCCCAATGCATCCGCAATCTGCCGCATTTCCTTTTCTGAAAAGTTGTCACGTTTCATTTTTTGCGAAAGATTTTGTGAGCTGGTGTCAATAAGTCTTGCTAGATCGGTCACTCTTAATTCCTTTTCAATAAGCGTATGTTTTACGATTTTTGCAAACAATGTACCGCCTCCTCTCTCTTGACGTGTTTCAATAATATCATAAATAAATTTATTATTCAATTATTTAATTACAAACAATACTTGACAATCACAAAATAAACCGTATAATGTAATTAAAGAGTTACAACAGTAATTGATAAGTTACAGAAAGGGGCACAAATATGGCACAAATAGAACAAACCATCACTACTTTAGAGATTGCAGAAATGATGGGAATGCGTCACGACAGAGTTTTAAGAAAATTGGAAGGACAGGATGTAAAGGGAAAACATACTGAAGGAATCATTGAAATTTTGACTCACCACAATTTAGGTGCGAGTGATTATTTCATTCCATCTACCTACAAAGATGAATCCGGAAAAGAAAACAAGTGCTACAAAGTAACCAAGTTAGGATGTGATTTTCTTGCGAACAAATTCAACGGAGAAAAAGGCATCGTATTTACTGCCCGATACGTGAAACGTTTTACCGACATGGAGAAAGCCATAAAGAAACCACAGGCGGCATTGCCGAAAAATGATGACCCATTTGCAGATTGTTACATTGCAAAACAGCAATTGGACGCATCACGCGGAGCGTGGTTCAGAAAAAATAATTGGAAATTAAAAATTATCATGGAACAGTTTGGGTGGACGAGAAAATTTTTATATCACAAGATTCTCGTGGAGCTATCTGACATTTACGACTTAGAACTTGAAGAAAAGTTCTATGTGCAGAGGTTTGGATATAGACCAGAGTACAAATTGGATTTGTTGGATGGCAGTAAAAGCCTTGCCAGACTTGCGACAGGATATATCAACTATTTATTAACAGAAGAAGGAGACTACTAAAATGGATGAATTTATTAAAATTGTATGCTCAAGTCAACTTGACAATGAAATCGGAAATGCCTTTGTTGAATACTTCTCTCCCTTAACAGAGAAGCTGAAAGGGTTATTAAGTGAAAATTTATATTCAGAGTTCGAGGAACTGCTTTTTAGTTGCTGTGCAAAGAATAATGATTTTTACATGACGGAAGGCGCGAAACTCGCTATAGAAATAATGAAAGGTTCTTACATTCCGAAAGTCTGACACAATCCCGGCGGCGATTCAAACCGCCGGATTTATTTTTGCCCTAGCGCAACGATGTTTTCTTTCGTAAAAATCAAAGACCGCGCCGCGTAGTCACTTTTGCTCAACTCTTCTATCAGCCTTTCCCTAGTCATTTCCGGATTCGTCCGGTGCACGTACTGTAAGAGTTCTGAAATTTTATCCATTATGCAACAACCTCCATAAGTTCAATCAATAGTCTGTCTGCTATTTCAAACACTTCTCTTCCGTATGTAGCCAAGAAGTCTGCTACAATTTCCTCGGTGCCAATATCCATGTATACATTATACGAAAGACAGAACGCATGACATAATTCGTGGCATAACACACGGTCAAGGAATTTTCCGCGTAGATCATCCGCAAGATATATCGTTTTCGTGTCTCTGTCGGTCATGCCTACTGTTCTGCTTCCATCGCTTCTCTGTAGCATATCGCTGTAACGCGATACTTTGACCAAATTCCATATTTCATTGTTTATCGTGAACAATTTACCACCTCACAAACAAAGAGGGCAAAATGCCCTCTCTATTACATTTTCGTGACAAGCGTAGTCAGTTTTGTCTTGGTCAACTGTTTCTCTTCCGGGGACATGCCGGAAAACAGTTCGGTCACATCTTCCGAAAGAGATTTCATGTACTTTTCGAGTTCTTTCATCTTTGCGTCCTTATCTTCCGGTGAATTTCCGTTATGCATTTCCTTTGTCTCCATGTAACTTCTCCGGCTCATACCGGCTCTGCCCTCTCTTGCATCGTGAGTACCGGTACTCATGCCGTTATTTCCGCTCATAGGCTCTGAATAATACATCTTTCCCATACTCATTCGGTCAAGGTCTCTCATTCGGTCGTATTCCGGCATTCTCTCCCATTCGTGGTAATCTTCCGGCATCTGATGATAATATGGCGGTTCTGCATATCCTCTGCGTGTTCCACGCCCTTTTGGTGCGAATCTTCCGTTTGAGTACCGGTACTCATTGTAGTATCTTCTTTCTGGATAATCCTCGTACTGTTCAAGCATACGCATAATATCCTCATTGTCTTCAGACTTTTTCATGGCTTCAACAATGTTATAGTCTTTGTCAAAGCATACGATATTCTTTGCAATTTCTGTCCAATCCTTGAGATCATCAAGGTTTTGTCCCTCAAAATTCTCAATTCCGATGCCGTCAACGTGGGCTTTCACGCAATCCATAATCTGTTTCGCAAACTTATGCATAATATCAAGCCTCCCTTACTGCAATCAAATTACTGTTCTGAACCTCGATAGCCTGTGTGGACGTATTCTGCACGGCTACGGTACTGCAACAACCGCAAGGCACATCAACATATGCTTGTGCTGATACATTAAAGAAATTCTCAACTGCCGCAGGGGTAACGATCATCTTTGTTGACTGTAAAGGCTCTCCGTCTACTGCAATGGCAAGCGAAATCTCTCCAACTGTGCCGCCTGTCGGAATCTGAATGTTGCCGGAATACGATACCAAAAATCTAGCTTTGCACTGATTGGTGATACCTCTTAGCTTGATAATTCCACTTCCCTGTCTGTGTACGATACATTTTGTTCCGTTTACTGCCGTTTCTGTGAATGCAACATCTTCTCCAGCGGCAACAGTTTGTAATGCAATTCCTGTTACTTCCATTATTTTTACCTCTCTTTCATAAAAATAAGGGCAAACATTATAGTCTGCCCTTTGGTTATAAGTAATACTGCATAGCAGACATGATCGAGTTAAACTCAATTAAGATACTCAATTATTTAGTTTTAGCAGCCACAACCGGTGTTGCATCCGCATCCATATGCATAAGCATTTGGGTTAGGTACAACATATGCCGGGATAGCAGACGGATTTACTGCATTGATAATCTGCTGTGTCTGAGCTGCCATCTGAGTTGTAAGTAATGCACTCTGACGATCCTGTGAAGCTGCTCTACGCAGATCATTATTTTCTGCCTGTAAGGAAGAAATTTTTTCATTGCATAGATAATCGAGAATAGCGCGTGTTCCTGCATTCTGACTGTCGATAATGTCTCTCGTGTTGCTGTTCATGGTGTTCTGCAACGCGCAAGTGTTAGTTGCCATGTTGTAGTTTACGCCTTGGATAGCTTCTCTTGTTTCGCAGCAGCAGTTTGCAAGCTGTGACTGTAATGCGTTTGTATTCTGCATATTAGCGACTGTATCAGCGTTGATAGCCTGCTGAATTCCGAATCCGGTCTGCAAAATGTTTGTGTTGATGCCGTTCATGCCTGTTTGCACTGCATAGAATCCGTCACAAAGTCCGTTTGTAATGCCGTCAAGTTTTGACACAACCGCCTGATTATCGAATCCGCGCTGAATTTCGCTTCCGACACCACCATTCATTCCGTTTCCTCCGAATCCGTTACCGAATCCACCCCATCCGAAGATGGCAAAGATAACGATAATGAACCATAACCATGAGCCTTCTGCGCCCCATCCATTGTTATTTCCGTTTCCGTCAATGTTCGCAACGAGCGGAACGGATGCACAATTACCTGTGTTAAACATAGAATTTACCTCCATAATTCATTTTTTATATACATAATCTTGCAAGAATTAGTATCACATTCCTAATTGGCTTTTAAATGACTCAAAAGCCTTATCTGCGTCAATTCCCTTTTCTTTGCACAAATTCCTAGCCATCTGTTCGATGCCCTTGGAATCTCCCTTCTGCGCCATTTGCATAGCATTGCGCGCCATAGGGTTGCTCATTACGCTGTTATTCCCCATCATTTGTTGTAAAAACTGCTGTGGGTTTCTCATTCCCTGTAACATCTGCATAGGATTCATTAAGACTCACTCTCCTTTTGTGTTCGTGAAGATTTTCTTTGCGTTTGTGAAGATAACTTATCTTCCAACTCTTCCATCTTTCCAAACAAGCAATCCAACTTGTCAGTAATAGCCTTTGTCGCATCATCAGATAGCCCTATTTCAATTCTTTTATCATCGCTTGAAGAATCTGCCATCTGCTCATTAAAAGGCTTGTAAACGGTCTTTCTGATTGTTCCATTGGCATCCCATTGTTTTGCAACGATTGCGCTCATGTCCTGCATCGGGAAAAACGCAACGCTTCCATCCATAGGCACATCATTTGCCATGATTGCTGACTCCGACTGCACTACTTTTCCTTGGATTCCAAGGAACTGCGGTTGCATCTGCGGAATCTGCGGCTCTGGCTGTTGAAACCTCTGCATTGGGTTGTACTGATATGCGGCATAGCTTGGGTTTGGGTTAAATGCCATATTCTGATTTTGCATCTGATACATTCTCTTCCTCCAATACTTCCTTGATTGCGTGAATCATCGCTGACTGATACACAAGCGGAACCTTTGACACATCTTCTCTTGTTAAGATTTTTTCAAGAATTTCATCTGTAAATAACATTCCGCATCCCTCCTATGCTTATATTTTTGCATAAAAAAATACGGTTCTTCCGCAAAAAATAAGCAGAAAAACCGCATAAAAAAAGAACGCTCAATGCGTCCAAACTTCCATAGTAATCATATTCAATTAACTTTTAGCACTTGTACAAGAAACTCCTTTCTTTAGTAAAATCAAGGCTTCCGAGCCTTTTTTGATTACCTTTTGATTACTTTTTGATTACTCTCTTTCCCCTAATCTATAGAAAACCTTGATTTTATGCGGTTTTCTGAAAGCCAATAAGGGGACTCGAACCCCTG